AACAGAATGACATTAGAAAAACTTTAAAACAAATTATATTGGATACCCAATAATAAAATATAAAAACATACTATGGGTCTTCTAGATTACGAATCTTTCTTGAATGAATCTGTTAATGAATCTGTTAATGCACAAAACATTTTTCAGTTCTTAACACAGTATATAGGATCAAGCGGTGCTAAGGCTGGGGCAACAATTTCTTATAGTGATATCTTGAAAGATAAGAAGTTTGCTGCTGATGACGGGCCTCTTTTGAATGAAGCAAACTTTTTTCATACGTTTGTTACAAATCTTGGAACAAACGCTAAAGATACAGCAGTAGGTGGAATTAGAACTTCAACAATAGCTGAACATATAGTTGAAAAAGTATTAGGCGGGCAACAAACTAATCCTACGGCTGTTGGAGCAGCAGGCGCTGATTCGATTTTTTCTGACGTAAGTAAAGGAGATGAAAAGATATCAGTAAAAGCTTCTAAAAAGGCTGGTTTTTCTGGTGTATTAAGTATGTCTGCAATTAAAATTAATCAGATATTAAGTATTCTTTTTTCAAATGGCTTATCTTCTACCATGGATAAAGACAAGCCTGAACAATTTAAGAAACTTAAAGAAAACACTCCACCTGACGCTATGTCAGGAAAGTATTCAATTGCTGCTGTTTATACTAGTGGCGAAAGCTGCGTAATTGAAAAAACTTCCCCAATAGACGCAAAAACTCTTTGGGATAATTGTGTTGCAACATTTAATACAAATCAGCCATTAGATAGCAAGTATTGGGAATCTCTCGACAGTGCAAAAAAGCTTTCTACTCTTGGTTTTTCTGTTGGCGAAACTTATACTATTGCAGGTCTTTCAGAAAAAGAAATTAATGATTTAGCAAACGTAAGAAACGTAATACTAAAGAAAATTGAAGTATTACCTACAGCCGAACTAAAAGACATTGCAGATTACAAAAAAATAAATTACTAACAAAAAACCAATAACATGGATCAAATCATCGCGTATTGTCTAAAGACAAAACAAAAGGAAGAAATGCACGAAGCTGTAATTTCTCGAACTTCTAAAGGCGGTTATATCGCAAAAGGTGTAACTAAGGACGGTCACAAGATGGCGCTTATTCTTTCAAAAGCTAATGCTGAATTGGCGGTAGAAAAAGGACTCGCTAAATTAGAAGACTAAAAAACTTTGTGGAAGACACGCTAAGTCAAAGACTACAAACAACAAGAATTCGAAGAATTACGTTAAAAAGTACAAAGGCCAAGGCCGGTAAAAAAGATATGGAAATTACATTGATAGTTACTATAATCGTGGCTGTGATAACCGCGATCGTAGGTCCAGCATTGGTTGAGTATATTAAGGCAAAGATGAAAGGCCGTAGCGAAAATGAAGATACTATGTATCGTGAGATGGAATTGACATACTGATAAACGAACAGTTAGAATATCTTATCAAAGAGATTGATTGTGATAGAGTGTGGATCGCGCAATTTCATAACGGGGGACACTATTACACTTCTGGGGTTTCTATCAAAAAGTTTAGCATATTTTATGAAACCGTATCAATAGGAGTTTCTACCATTAGGGAAAAGTTTCAAAACATACCGACAAGCTTCTTTAGCAGAAGTCTCAAAGAGATTCACGATAATGATTATCTTTGCATTGACAACATGGCAGACGAAATACGCCCAACATTTGGGTTAAGAGACACGGCAGAAGGCACAGGATGTAGATCCGTATTCATAGCATCTCTCAAAACTCCTAGCGGCAAACTTCACGGCTCGCTGGGCGTCGAATTTGTAAAAGAAGCAAGAGTTTTTACAAAAGATCAACAAGAGTTGATCTTAGACACGGCTGCTTATATTTCGGGAACAATGGGATTGATACACAAGTTCAAATAAGATATATAGTCAAAATAACTCTTTAAAGATGGCATACATTAAACTTTTCGAAGAATTCTTAAATGAGAATTTAAATGAAGGAAAGAAAATTACCGTTATCACTTACGGTAATAAACAACATACATACACCGATAAAGATATTCAAGAATTCATTAAGGATCCTAACATATCGGCAGACAATCTTCCAAGTTGGTTGTATGGTGCTGGATTAAGAGGAGCCAATGGATTTCCTAGAAAACCTAAGCAAGTCGTAGATTATCTTAAACAAATCCTTAAACATAAAGGGAATGTTACAATCAATGTAGCATCAGATAAACCTAGTTATCAACATTCTATCGTTTTTGAATCTAGTATATAAAGTAGGACCGGAGTTTGTTACGACAAACTTGAGACCCGGAGATTTCGCTATCGTCCGGGTTTCTTTATGCAGAAAACTCTTTACAAACATGTGAATATAAATATATCAAAGGATATCACAATGGAACAAAACAACGAAAAAGAATTAGAACAAGCAAAGGAAAATCTTAAACTTATGCTTGAAGCACAAAAAAATATCAAGTATGAAGATTGGGATAACATCATTATACAATTAATGGACGGTGACAAAGCTGTTCTTAATACTCGTATGATGCGTCAAGATCTTGAAGCAATCGGCAACTTGCATAATCAATCACGAGCAGATATTTTTGAATTGCTTGTAGCTGCAATGGAAACAGAAATCGCTAACAAGGAAGGAAGCAACTAACATGCCGTTTCATAAAGATTTCAGTACATTAGCTGGTACAGGGACTTTTGACATTGAAGTTCCTAAATGGACATCACCGCTTGTCATAGAGTATGGGTATGAACACATAAACCGTATACTTTACATGTACTGGCGAGTGCAAGGAACTTATCATACATTTAAGATATCAACAATAGACATACTTCACTTAGCGGACAATGATTATGAAGGGCATATTCAAAAATTTCTTCAAGGCTTTAGGAATGAATATATCGGATGGATCCACCAAGGACTTCCAGAGCTCTGGATGCAAGAATACCATGAAGAATACAAACATTTCATCGAATTTTAGTGATGAAATATATACTAAAACAAATAAAATGACAGAGACTACACAAAAAACATTTCAATGGCTTAAAGGAGAAAAAGCCGGAGAATTCGTTAGATGGAATGGAGAAATCCATAACGACGGATACCTAAACTTTTTAATCTTTGAAGACGGATCTCGTGCTAATGAAGAGCTACTAGGTGATTACTTTATTGAAGTAGCGGGTGAACATGACGGTTTTGTAGACATTGAAATGATGAAACCACAGCCTACTTTTCAACCTTTACCTCAGCAACATAATCCGCCATTGCAAAGGGTTAACGCCTCAGCAGATAAACCTTTTGAACCAAATAATCGCGCGCCAGAAAACCCAATATCACGTCTTTTGCTGGACAGCAAAAAAGTTAATACCAAAATTAAACTAGATCTTGAACTTGACATTCCGTCAAGTGAGTTGATGAAAGTTTTAGCAGATTCTTACGAAGAAGGTGAAGAACATGTATTAGAGTTCTTAGCAAGTACTATAAGTGTTATGCGCATGGAAGCAGCAAAACAAATTTGGTCAGATATTAAAAAGAAACAAAAATCTAATAAAAATGAAACAACCTAAAGTATTACACGAAGACAAGTGGTTCGACGTAGTAGACATTGACGGGCATGTTGGTATAAGATCTAAACATATGTCAGTCGCAGTTTTACCTTTTACCGTAGAAGCAAACGGCATGATAGAAAACATTGGTTTGCTTCATGAGTATAATCAATTTCGTGAAGGGAATCATTGTGATACGCTTATTACAGGCACCGTTGAGTACGAAGATGATAGTTTGCTATTTACCGCCAAGAGAGAACTCCTAGAAGAAAGCGGTATTGATATGATTGATGATGCGGAAAAATGGATCTTTTTAGGCACAATCTACCCATCTAAAGATAGCGATAAGGTAATACCAATCTTTGCAGTAGATGTGTCTGGTAAAGACATTAATAAACCACAGAAAGACGGATCAAAAAAGGAGAGATTGTCAGAATTTAATCTTGTTAGAGTCGGTGACGGCTTAATCTCAGATGAAGGATTGGTCCTTAGTGCATTCTTGAGATTGTTCAATTATATGTACGCAAAATCAATGAATTATGTATAATCATAAACAACGTCGTGAAATGGAGAAAAACTTAGGTCTCCTTAAAGAATATCAGAGCAAAAGTGAAGCTGAAAAATCTGAGATTCGCAAAAAGAAGCGTGAAGCCGGAAACCAGATTCACTTAAGAAATCTTCAAGAAGTTGAAAATTCTAGAATCCAAGCAGAAGCTGATCGTGATGCAGAGATCATACAGCGTTTAATGAAAGAGGGTAAATCTTTTGAAGAAGCTGAATTGCATGTCAAGAAAAACCGTGAATTTGCTGAAAAACGCGCTCTTAAGCTTGCTGAAAGAAGACTAAGGCAAGAAGAAAGATCACGCCTTAAAAATAACACACAATAGAAGTGAATTTGTATCTTACCTTTGATGATAGAAACAAGATTAAGAAGTGTTTCTTAAATCTTAGAAAGTATCTTATAGTTAACAGTGATGAGGTAATAGAACAGATGGGATTTGATAAAGAATCTTTAGATGTATGTTCAGGATTCATAGTTAATGAAGAGATTCGCAAAATGATTGTAGAAGGTGCCAACAGTAAAAAGTTATTGGGCGTTGTCTACAGCAATCCCGAGTTTAATGATGAAATCATACGGGAGGTAATACATTTTTCCCAAGACATTCGTGGAATAGAAAGTATTATATTTTTAACCGATAAGTGGTTAAAAGAAGAGTACTATGAACTCTTCGAAGAAGTTTTGTTTTACCCGACAATAAAAAAGGTTCACATGATTAATTGCGAACCTGTGCCAGTAGTTTGGTTGGATTCTTTAGAAAAAGTGGATCGGAAGCTCTTCCTCGATAAGAGAACAATCTCTTAAAGTTTTACGAATTCTTTCCAGTTCTTCAAGAAGTTCATCTCGCTGTTTAACAGAAACCCAATCATAGTTACCACCTTCAAGCGTAGCGATAGGAATAACATAGTAGTGGTTATTACTTTCGTTCTTAACGGTTGCTATCGGTAAGAAGGTATATCTTATATTTGAAAACCCATCACAAGACATTATCATAATGCACCCGCAGTTAGTAGTATAATGAGGAGGGTTCCACATGGTAGAAAAGAAATTTCCAAGTGAATAGACAATGATCTTTCCCTCTTCAAGAATTTCTGCACCTTGAAAGTAATGCGGATGTCCACCAATAACTACGTCAGCGCCAAAATTACTTACGGAAGCCAAGAACTCTCGTTGCTCGCTGGTGCTTGTTCGTTCGAGTTCTCTTGCATTACTTTTTCTAGATGATTGATGGACTCCAACAAAGACAAGTTCAGATCTCTCCTTCGCCAGATTAATCGTTTCCTGAGCTTGGGTTTTAGAGTAAAAATTGATGAGGTTTGTTGGTGTTTCTGGGGTATTAATTCCTTTGTAAATTGGGTCTTTCTTCGTTTCATTAATAAATTGTGTATAGTTTAGAAAAGATAATTTATGACCTTTTAAGTCAGCATCGAATGTTCTGCGAATTTTTGGTAAAGGATTAGTTCCTACGTAATTTATACCAAATTCATCCAGTATTTCAATAGTCCTTTCAACTCCTTTTGTTCCAAAATCATAGCAGTGGTTGTTCGCAGTAAACACAAGATTCACAAAACTACTTAGGTCATCCGCTAACAGATCATTCGTTGAAAATTTAGGATAACTGCTCGTTTCTCCACTAAAAGTTGTTTCAAGATTTCCTACAACATAATCAGTGGAATACAGAAACGGCTTTATGAATTGGAATGGTTCATCATTGACAACTGACATAAGTGCGGAGTCTTCACACATTATGTCTCCAAGAAAAGCTATCTTAAAGACGCCTTTTTCTTTGCTGAACTTATCGAACGGTAAAACGTGCATTAGTTTTCGTCCTTTAACATTCCGCCAGTTTTCATATCTCCTTGAACTGGTACTTCAATTTTCTTCTTGCCGCCTTCGCCTTTCATATAACCAAGAATAGCTTCCATGTTGTGTTCAGCGATAGTTATCTTGTCTTGCACCCAGGCCTCAAGATCTTGGTCGTCGGTAACAAGGGATTTGATTTCTTCAGCGCTCTTTATGATTGTATCAAGAGATACTTTATACATTTTGCCTTCTGCTTCTTCATTGGTTTTGGTAGAATCACCAAGAAAGTCTTCAAACGTTTTAATGTTTTTCATATTAATTCTTTTTTTAGTACCTACTTCAAGACTCTTGCGCAATCATTGCAGTGATGATGTTTCCGTTAATAGTCTTAAACTGTTTCCAATAACGGATTGCCAAATCACCGATATGTTTTTCTGATGGTTTAGACACACGGTCCCCGCCGTCTGCTTCTGCTGCTTTGTTCCATGCAGCAATAGAATCGTCAACACACTTAATAACGTGTGACATATCTGTGCAAGGCTCGCTCATCCAGGCTTCTGCTTGTCCAGAAGTGTCTTCCGCGTAGTCAGACCAGTATGCAAGGCCGTTTGCCTCATTGAGGAAGTTTTCAAAGGTTTTTAGGTGTTTCATCTTATTATGTTTTTTTATAGTGCCCATCCCATGCTTGCACCGTGTGAACCATAGAAATCATCGACTGCGCTGAAAACGAAAGTTAGACCTGAGTTATCTTTTCCAGGTTTAAGCAGTAGAACTTCCGAGCCGTGCGGGTCTGTAGTCCACTCGTACTTTACACGGGCTGCGCCCTTTTCACTTTTAATTGCTTTTTCAATTGCATCTTTATCTACACCTTTATCAAAGGAGATCTGGAATTCATCTTGGTACGGCTTATCAAAAGGAGGAAGGATAAAGTTGATATTCTTTAGTTTAGATGTATCAAAAGCCAGGGCTTCATTTAAGAAGTTTTCAAATGTGTGTATGTGCTTCATTATGTTAGAATTTTTTTAGATATCTGCTCCACCGTCTGAAGCAACGGAATCATCGGATGCGACGTCGTCATCGTCGTCATCGTCGTCATCGCTAACTTCTGCTGCGTCGATTTCTTCTTCTTTTTCTTCTTCTTGTTCACCGCCAGCTTCAGCACGAAGATTCTTCTTAACAAGATCTTTTTCCAATTCATCAGCTTCTACCAAAAAGTCGGAAAAATTTAATACTCTTCTATTCATAGTTTGTCTGTATTTTAGACTATATATTCATGGTTAAGAATTGTATATGAAGGTGATATATACCTAAAATAAGTGTAATAAATGGGTAACGGAAAAAAATCGAAAGGGCCTACGGGGAAAGCAAATGGGACTCAGAGAGACTCTGGACTTTCCGGAGGCTCACCACCGTATAGCGGGCCAAAAGACCCACCGTATAAAGTTGCTGTTAAGTCTGTCGGTCCCGACGTATACACTATGAAGTTGGGTCCAGACGGTCCACTGGTTGAAACCCAGCCAAATGGAGCAACCGGGCAAGCAGGGTGGGTTTTGAATTATGGACTTACTTTTGATGACGCTTATAGCAAACTTGAAGCTGTATATGGGACAGGAACAGTTTATCCGCCACAGCCTGCGGCGGGTGAAGAGGGCACAGAACCCAGTACAAACGACGGAAGTGCTCCAGGTTTAACAGGAGGCCCAAATACTACTTTACCTTTTGACCCTCGCTTAATTTTTAATGTAGCTGATGACGGTTCTGTTGTTTACAGCTTTTGCACATCCGAAGATATTCAATCGACTTTAACCGAAGGTTTCGTAGTATCTGTGCCAAGTGCAACGGCCGGAAACACCGGACCTGTTAGTGCATCAAATCCTGAGGTGACTCCAAAGCAAATGAAAGATCTGGCACCTGAACATTGGGGTGTACCTTCATTAATGAACTACAATGCTTACATTAATTTGCAGGCTGCTGCTGGTAAATTAGGAAATAAGTATTTGATAGATCGTGAAAATCAGCCGCGTTTTTATGACGTAACAGCAAATGTGCAAAATCCTAATTCAGGATCTACAGGTAGTGGTGCTGTTTCAGGATTAACAACTGACCTAACAGTTTCACAACTTGTTGAATGGTGTGAAAGACCAGGTAATACAAAATTTCCATACCGATACCAAGACTTTGTTTTCTTAAAGTATTGGAAAAAGATCCCTCTTAACTATATGATTACTTTGCGTCGTTATACATTTCCTTGTATTGACAACGTTTCATCGGTATCTGAAGCAAAAGGAGAGATACCAAAGGACAAAATAACGCCAGCTGCTACAGCTATAACTTTTTTAGGCGAGGACCCTGGAAATAAAATATCAACTATACTTGGGCCTATCAGCGCTGGTCTTAAATGGAAAGAAGTTAAAGCAGATGTTTGGGAAGTTAGCTTTAGCGGGTCCCCAGGAACAGCAAATGGTCCCGCTCCGGGTTTAGCTACCGTTCTTGGTTACTTAGCGGGTGGTGCCAATGCAGCCAAACCTTCTGTAGGTGGTGGGCCACCGCCTGATCCGTACAACAACGGCCCTTATGCTAACAAAATACTTGGTCCTGTTACCGTGATTGATAGCACAAAGGCTCGTGAGCGAGGTATTACATTCAAACACGAGATTAAGTTACAGTTTGAGTATGTCGCAAGAAGTATTGGAGGTATAAACTCCAAAGCAGCTATACTTGACATACTTGGAAATTTAATGTTACTTACATATAATGAAGCAACTTTCTGGGGTGGTATGAACCGCTATATGCCAGCGGCTGCTCAAGGTGGTATTCCTCCTTTTTTAGGAGGAAGCGAAGGTAGAGATGCCTGGATGAGAGGTGACGTTGACGGATTCTTTAATGCGCTTGGTAAACAATTTGCTAAAGCGATAGAAAATGTGGGTGAAATGTTTCAAAAATTCTTTGATGATCCTATTGGTGGACTAAAATCAATCGCAGCAGGAGCGCTGAGTGGACACATGTTAATGAATACTACTTCGGGATCAGGATTCATGCAGGGAATGCACTCCCTCTTAACGGGTAATCCTGTTGGAGAATGGCACTTAACTGTAGGTAATCCTCTTAACCCGATGATGATGGTTGGTAATCTTATCTGTACGGGTATAGAAATCAGTTTTAACGAAGAGCTTGGCCCAGATGATTTTCCTACTGAGTTAAAAGCAACAATTTCACTTGAACACGGAATGCCCAGAGATAGAGCTGGTATAGAATCTATGTTTAACAAAGGATCGGGTAGAATTTATTCAGTTCCTAAAGGATATGAAAATAGTTTTTCATCATTTAATCAGAGTGCTGTTGATTCTTCTACAGGCGGTTCAACAACTGGTCCTAACCCTTGGGGAGAAAGCAGTGGAATTAAGAAAAACAGTAACGGGAAAGGCAGGGGTGGAGCTAAAGGATACTATAATGGTGGAAGAAGCGGGTATTCAGGAAAAAACCCACTCCTTGGAGATCCACGCGAAATTGACAACATTATAGGATACTATAAGCAATCAGTAATACCAAGGTTAAAAAATACATATAACGCAACTGTCGCAGCTGGTGTAAAATGGATGTCAAAATAATTAAGTAGACTATGCCGATTGAATTTAACGTAACACAGAATACTAAACCCGAAATTAAAGACAAAAAAACAAATGAGTTTTATATTGACTTTATTCATAGAGACCTTAATGTTGACCCTTCAAACGGGCCAAAGGGTATAAAGTACTACCTAGTTACTGATGAAACTGCAATGAGAATAGACTTAATATCCAAAGCAATGTACGGTAACATGGATATGATTGAAAAAATTCTTAAGTTTAATGACATAAGTAACCCTCTTGCTATCAATACTGGTGATCTTCTTGTTATATATGACCCAATCAGTCTAAACAAAAACTTTAGAAATGAAGAAAACCAGGCAGAAAAAATTAAAGATGTTCGTAAACAATATCTTTCCCCTGAAAAAGGTTCCCAGCTTGACCCTAAACTTAAAGAGTTTGAAAAAAGAAATAAAAAACCTGGTGAAAAATCCGCGCAAGAAAATGCTTTACCTCCTAACTACGCTGACTTTGGGGATAAAGAAATACAATTAAGAAACGGTAAACTCTACTTCGGCCCTAATGTTACAAAGAGCAAAGAAGCTTGTGAAGAACCAATTTCTAAAAGTGAATTCTTAGCAAGGCTAGTTAAAAACCGACTAAATAATAACAAGTAATGGCAGATAACTTTGTTAACCCGTTTTTTATTGAACCGCCGGAGAATCCTAATCAAATTAGAAACACTAATCAAGAAGAGTGCATAATTAGGTCTTTGCTAAAACCTACGATAGAGGTTGATGATATGATAATTGAAGATGCATTCCAAGGAACTTCTGAAAATCTTTATGACCAAAAGGGTGTTGAATCTGGTTATCAAATTCAGAACGATATAGGCACTTCATATCCGTTTATTATGATTAACGCGGTAGTTTTTAACACAGGTGACATTTACGATTTTGAGATAGATTCAACAGGATTCTTGCCTGCTCTTAGATTAGAAATTGTATTAGACTCGACTAAAACAGGTTTTAAGTTTACATCTGTGCCAAAAGACGGTGATTTAGTTAATGTTTTTATTAGAGCCAAGTCTGACGCATTTAAGCCTATCAGAAATGATTTCTTAATAACACGAGTTGATATATCGCCAGGTGTGTCACAAGGGCAAGGTGGGACACTTACTATCTTTGGCGAACTTTTCGTTCCGCATATACACGATGAAGTGTTAAAGTCATATAGTGGAACAACCTTTGAAGTTTTACAAAAAGTTGCAGGAGACTTGGGGTTAGGTTTTGCTACCAACGAATCTTTTACTAATGATTCACAAGTCTGGCTATGCACAGGTGATACATTGCATAATTTCATTAAGCATGTTGCCAACCACGCTTGGAAAAATGAACAATCTTTTTACAAGGTCTTTATTGATAACTATTATCACTTAAACTTTGTAAATGTTAACCCACAGGTTGCTGGTGATGGTAAGATTGAAGTTGCTCTTTTAGACGTAACACAATTTAGGGATTTGTATAATGATAAAGATAACATGGTAGAAAATTCTCAGACAACTACAGCCAAAATGTTAACTGACATACAATCTTTAAGAGACACAAACATGTTCATAAAACAGTATGGCGTTGAGAATAATTCATCAGCGGTTTCTAAGAAGTGGGGTTACAAAAGTTTTTCGCAAATCTTTGACTATCAAAGTTTGCAGTTTTGGAACATATTTGTTGATCCGCTAGTTACCGAAGGCGCGAATGAAAAAAAGATATTGCTAAAGGGGCGGTCCTTTAAGAAATTACCGGACGGTACGTCCGAAGAAACATATTGGAAAACACAATATAAGAGGTATTGGCAAGGTATTCAATATGAAGATGTTCATGACAAGTACTACTATTCAGAACTATGGAATACTCGTAATAACGAAGAGCTAGAAAAATTGTATTTGATAGCTCACGTAGAACGCTGGAACCCAAACATATATCGTGGAGAAAAGATACCTGTTCTTGTTTACTCACAAGACAACGTAAACGCAAGAAGGCAGAATGCTACCCCTAACGAAGTCTCCGATGTAATGGATGTCGGTTCTGAGGCAAACATGGTTGCCAATCAGATTTACAGCGGTTTTTACATGGTAGACGGCATAAAGATTACATATTCAATGTTACCTACTTCAACTAACTTCATATCCAATAATAAAGCTATCGTCCCATCTTACACCGAGATCTTTTACTTAAAGAGAAGAGAATGGCCAGTACCTGGAACAGGTTAAAATATATACTAATATGTACTACACTAACAAAATTACAAAAGGGTTTTTAACTGGCGGGGGCCAGTGGTTACCATCTCCATCTCGCCCCGAAAAATTTGATGAGGAGATTAGTAGATGGCAAGACTACGAAGACCCTACTTACATGGGCTTCTACTTTAGAATTATCCCAGACGGATATTATGATCCAACTAACATGGACATGGATGTAATGCCGATGGGCTTATTTATGAAGTATGATGAAAATTACAATAAGGCCAATGATACGGAGAAAGGCCTTGGTGATGGGTATACAAACTTACCTGATGGCGCTGAAAGCTTTTTAAGAAGGCGAGGCGAGTATTACCGCGCTGGCATGATTCGAGAATTTAGAGAGGGTTTTATGAAAGTATCCACATACGAGCCATGGACATTCGAAAAAGTTGAAGGATTAGCTGACTTATGGAGAGTTGACCCAAAAAACCCTTATCGCGCAAAAGAAAAGAAAATTATATTTGATTGCCATGAAAGCATTTCAATGAAGATGACGTATCTTATTGATTGTTATCGAAAAGCTTCATATGATTTCTCTAACATGCGTCATATGTTACCCGATAACCAAAGATACTTTTCAATGGACTTGTGGGTCACTGAAATACGCCATATTAAGCGTCCGAATACTGCGGCTGATCCTAAGGGGCTCTCACCAAATTCTTTTTTCAACACAGGTTCGTTTATTAGGTTCAGATTAGACTATTGTGAATTTGACTTTTTGACTGAAGAAACTGTAGGTTATTTGGCAGATGTCGCAAGATACGCGAGTGATAAACCAGCACACGTAAAAATACCAATTAAGATTGGAGCGATTCGTGAAGTCAATAACTATGGTATGATGGGTGGACTTATCGCAGACACTTTTTACAATTACCAGCGAGGAAAAGACACGATGTATTCATCATTTAATAAAACAACCAGCATACAGGGGGAACCAGAGGGAGATGGTGTAACAAGAGGTGACGATGTTGAAAAATTCTCGCGTGACTTACAAACTTTGTCTTATAATAACGTTGATGGCTTTAAAGATCTTAGATCACTGCTCTTTTCAGCTGCGACGCCGCCATTTTTTACGGCGGGGGAAACAGAATGGAGAGAGGGGCAAAGCGTCGGGAAAAGGACAGAGGATAAACAATTTAGTTTTGGCGTGGGGAACAAAAATAATGGAACTGAAAACAAAGCACCAGGAAAACAAGGGTTTGAATCAAAAGTATATAATGCACAAGGCGAGCTGGTAGATAGAGTAAACACTTCACTTAATGCACAAAACATTCAGTTAGGTGGGGCACCTGCACAAGAAACCAATCTTGCTGGAGAAAATGCATTAGGTGAAAATTTACTTGTACCACCATCTGGCACTTTGATAGAACGTAACTTAGGAAGCGTTGATGTAGGATCAAGAGCTCGTGCATTGGCTGGAAATTTGCTTAGAGGCGCATTTCTTGGTAATGTTTATGGTTTATCTTTAACCACACTTGTAGGTGAACTACAAGGGATTCTGAATAACCCCGTAGCCGCCCTGCAAGGTTTATTAAGTAAATTTGCAAAGTCCCCTAAAGAAGCTTCTACAATGGCGGATAACATTAACTTAGATGGTGCTGATATTGAACTTCTAAAAGGCTTTATTGGAGACATAAAAGAGATACAATCAGTAACAGCTGGTACATCTTTAGAGAATGCCACGCTTGGAGAACTTGTAAGATTAGAACCACCTAAAGCTACTACACCAAATCCTCGAAAAGAAGATTTGCTATCATCGGGTAAGACATCACTGTTACAGTCTGACCTTGGTAGAATCTTATTTGGTTCATCCCCAGTTGCTGCGCAAGCTGTAGCAAAAGCACAGCTTGAAGGACCTGTATCTACTATAGATGCTAGTCTTGATACCTCAATCGTTACTTTAGAAGGTGATAAGATTGATAGTGATTCAACTCCTAAACCAGCTAATGTTAACCTTGAAAGCCAAGGGTCATCTTTAAAATCTACTGGTTTAGGTAACATTGGTTTTTCTAATAAAAGTCGCAAATAAAATATAAAACTATTAAAGCTAAAAACTAAAAATGGCAAGTACTCTTGAAAAAAGATATTTATCCCAAGGTTCATTTGTAGGACGAGTAGTTGATAATGATGACCCAAATCGTGAAGGGCGTTGTAGAATCATGGTGTTTGGAGTCTTTGACTTTGAAGAACCTGTATATGACAAAAACAATAAACCTATACCCGGGCAGACTAAAAGAACAGAATTGAAAAAAGAAGACATTCCGTGGGCGTATCCTAAAAATAACAATTTCTTTGCGGGTGGTGAAGGAGGGTTTGGTAATTTAAGTGTGCCTAAGATAGGAGCAATCGTATCAGTAAATTTTTGTGATGGTAACATTTATTCACCCGAGTATTCTTCTATCATAAACATAAACACTGATATGCAGGCTGCTATCAGCGCTTCATATCTAAACAGTCATGTGTTTGGCTGGGACCAAGATGAAGAGTTAAAAGTATACTACACACCAGATATCGGTATGGAGATATCTTTAAAAGATTCACATATAACGATAAACCCTGATACAAGTATAACTATAGAGCATTCGGGTAGTGAAAGCATAATTGAACTTGTAGGACCTAACATAAACATCACATGTAATTCAAGCATCAATCTAGCTTCTAACTCTCTAATCAGAGCAGAATCTACAGAAGTTGCCATGAATGGCTCAGCAGTTACAAAACTTGGGCCAGCTCCTACATATTCAGCCGTTCTTGCTGAACCGCTATGGGCATTTCTAAAATCTCTTGCTACTGCGGTTGACGGCAAGTTGCCTTCAACCCCTGGAGTTTATAGTTCGCAGGCTTCTGCGTTTGAACAGTTGTCTACATCTAAAAACGTTAAAGTAAGTTCATAATGGATGAATTAAAAAAAGGGTGCGACTGCTGCGATGAACTATCTGATGATGCCAAAAGTGTATTAAATGAAATAAGTTCTCTTCTTGACCCCAACGCAGGTAAGAATGCTAACGGCAGTGCTAACGGCAGTGCTAACGGCAGTGCTAACGGCAGTGCGCAAGATGACGCAGATAACTGTATTAAGGCATTCGCAAAGAAAGCACTGCCCGCAGTAGAAAACCCTAATGACAAAGATCGCATTTTAAAGTTATTAGAAGCAATCAATTCAGCTTTGAGTGGTGCTATTAGTGATATTGTAAGTTTAACCAAAGAAGTTTTTTCGATTGACTTTGCTTCCTTAGATACTTCAAAAATACAAGCCGCTGCTAATTCAGTAAATAATCTATCTGACAATCCTACGATTGATGTAAGTAAAGTACTTCCCGGTCTTGACACTAGTAAAATGAAAGATGTCAAGATTTCTCTGACTGTTCCGGCTATCACGCTGAACAAGTCTATCAATATGGGACCGGTTTCAATAAACTTGCGTTTTGCAATATCTACAAAAGAAGTTTCATGGGGGCCAGCTATCGACACAAACTTCAGTACTCCTAAGAAAGCTCTTGATGCTCTTAAAAATGATAAGATAAAATCTCTACTAACGCCTTCTGTTGGAAAGTCGTTAGAGGAATTAAAAGAAATAGCAAAAAAGGAGGTTAAAGATATTGCTATTCTAACAGAACTTTTAGCAGCTACTAACGCAGATATGTTTTTTGAGATATTGGAAAGGGAGGGAATTAATCTATACATAGAAGAAAACCTTGGTGATATTGCAGAAAAAATCTATAAAGACAATCTAAAAGCGGCTAAAGCGATTAAGAAAAACTTAAACAAAAAAGTTGGCAATTCGTTGGTTAAAGATCTTAAAGAAGTTGGTAAAATGGACTTGTGTGGAAAGAGACCTTCAAAAACCAAGAAATTTTCTACTGATGAAGTAGAAGAAGCGATACCTTGTGTTGTTCCCATTGAACCAGAGATACCTCTTGCAAACATAAAAGAAGTAGAGGATTTAATCAACGGTTTAAGTTTACCTAATCCTGAAGATGAACTAAATAAAATAAAAAACATGATGGCTTGTATAAAGAAAGCGCAAGACATTATGAATGAGTGTGGTAAGAAAAAAGTTAATGCTATAAACAGATACTATGCGTTTAAAGAAGTGGCTCTTTTACACGACTTGAATCACAAGTATGTATCAGAAAGAGCTACCACAAATAACTTATTGAATCCGCCGTTTATTGCGATAGCAAAAGAGAAGTCGTCTATAGAATCTCAGCTAGCGGATGTTACCGCAAAGCTGTTATCAACTAATTTATCCGCCGTAGAAACAGAAAATTTGAATGCACAAAAAAATGATTTGGATCAATCATTAATTTCTTTACAAGAAGATTTTCAGAGTTCCGTAGACAACTTTAATGCTGGCCTTGAAGCTGAAATAAAAGATGAATTTGACATTGCAGAATTTAATACATATGATTTTGAAGATTATGTAGAAAAGGCTCGAAAAAAAGTAAAAAGAACTACAAATGCTTTATCTAATCTTACAGGATTTAAAGATAACGGCAAGTCACTTGAACTGATTGTTACAAATCCCGAAATTAAAGGCAGGCTAGACTTTTTGCTAGCGCAATCTTTAAATGGCGCGCAAGACACAATTTTTGACGGTTATCTTAAAGTTGATAACTATACATTTGTACCAGGAGAGGGACTACCAAGGACTGGTTTTTTAGAAAACGGACTTTGGAGAAAATACTATTCTCCTAACCGTATAGATGACCTGTTTACATGGAAAGAACAAGGATACACAGGACCTAAACCACAATATGATGATCAGGGAAATGCTTTAGGTGCAAAGTCTACAGTAGAAATCAAGTCAGGCGACGGTTCTACCATAGTTCAAGAAGTACCAACTTCTGTAAAGAATTGCAACGTAGATCTAGCGATTGCTATTCCATTTATTGAAAATTTAGAAGAACTTACGAGAGGTAAAATAAACTCTTTAGCGAATCAAATACTTACTAGCTCTGATGCCAAGCCTTACATAAAAAAAATTAGGTTTTATGCAAGGTTAGAAGCAAAGCTATCTTTTTATGATATGATAAGTTCTACCGATTTTTCTAGTATTAGCGTATCAAATTTTGAATCTTTTAATCCTGACAAGTTTATAAATGAATTAGACATTTCAAACAGATTTCTTAATAAATTACAAAAAGAGCTAAACTTTTTCGTTAAGACGATAGAAGAATGCAATACTTGTATAGAAGAGCAGAAAAAAGCTATTACTGCATGTGCAGAAAAGGCAGGAGGCGGTGATAGTTCACCTGGTACTGAAAAGAAATGCAAAGATCTTTTAGGAAGTGATCCTCTGGGTCTTAAAGGATCCAATGGCTGCCCCGATTACAAAAAGAATTGTTATTGGCGTGAATATACCAAGATTATGCAGATAGTAAGTCTTATGCCGATACCTGACTTGATGTTCTTAAATAAAAGATTATTTAGATATTACCCAGTAGCTTTACAGATACCCGTTCCGGCCCCTATCCCTTCACTTGCACTTGGAATACCCGACCCTGTCATAAGCATTCCCCTGCCATTCTTGTGGGTTCATCTCTTAACTTTGCATACATCAGTTGGTACTTTTGTGTTTTGGATTGGCGCAGCAGGGGGGATCATTCCTAATGTCTATGTAATGTTCATTGATGAAAAGCAACAAACTATTTTTGCTGTTACTCTCACAGGACCTAGTAAGATTCCGGATCCTTCTTTGGGAATTACCGAGTTTGACGAAAAAAGTCTTCTTGAGTTATTACCAGGTCTTGATACTACATTAAAAATTAATCTTACACAATTTCCGGGTAACCTATTTACAGGATCCACAAGACTTGATGTAAACAAACCAGATTCATCGAAAACTGTCATTGATAGCATAAAAGGTAAGATTAAGAAATCTGTAGATGAACTAGTTATACCTGACCCACCTGTCTTTGGAGGATTTTCCCCCACTGCTTTGCGGATGAAAGACTTAATTAAGAATGCTTTAAAGTTTACTAACTGCGATAATGTAGAAGCAATTAAGTTGTCACTAAAAACTATTATAGAGCTTTTAATTGCAAGTTTGGATGGACTTGATGTACCAGGAATAAAAATACCGCGTGACTCAAAGGGCATGATGATGGAGCTTCCCAGTGCGATTGCTATGCTTGACACTATTAATTCTTTGTTGAGTATTCTTAAGACAGCTCCGGATAAAGCAAAGAAGCTTCTTAAAGAAATAGGATTAAGTATAAACAACCCTTTTGATGTTACTGCTAAATTAAAGGAACTGGTTAGAGCCAATACATCGTATGCTGCATCGATAGAAATCTTTTCTGAGTTCGACACAAAGATTGACGCACTTGAAGCTGAAGTAGATTTAGGAAGTCCTGAAGAAGCGGCTAAGAAGAGATTAGATTTAGTTAAAGATCTTTTAAAGAAGCAGATAGAAGATGCAATTAAAGATATAACCCCTGAGAAATTGGGTTTTGTTTCATCTGCAGATATCTTGGTATCTTTGCCCGAGCCGTGTTATACTAACGTTTCAATCCCCCCTCTTAACCCTGGAATATCTCTTGCTTTGGAAGCAATTAAGAATATACCCAACATTATTCTGGGTCTTAATGATGACTTGATACTAAAAGCACTTAGTAAAATTATTGACTTTGCTGTTCAGCTGCCTTCTGCTGAAGAATTATTTCAGCTTGGAATTAACTTGTTTTTGGACTTAATACCCCCTCTTGTTATCCCTATCGATATAAGTGTTTCTCTTCTTAAAGAGATTAAGATAGCTTTAAAAAACTTCATCGCATCATTTACCGTAAGATTGCCTAAAGTTGGTCTTCCTATACAAATAGAAATCCCTGGGACAAAAATTCTTTTTATCATAAAAAAGGCGTTAAAAGATTTCTTATCTTCTTTTAACGAGTTTGCGAACTGTTACATAAATCAAATATGCAAAAACTTAGGTACTTCTGCTGTTGCATCAAAGATTGCCGTTATTTTGAATATCATAAAGCTATTGTTTAGCGTGAGTCTTGAACAAATATCAGGACCGGACATAAAAGCATTTTTGTTTTCTTTGCTAGAGACGATAGCATTTCCAGCGCTGGATGTTTTAGGTACACTTATAGACGCTGCTTCTAATCTTAAATCTCCATTTTTATCAATCATATCTCAATTCGTTACACCTGATCCTCCTAAACCAGAAGGGCCATTTTTTGAACTTAACCCCAAGTTAATAAAAGATTATGTAGATCCTATCATAAAAGGTGCTGCTTCGTTTACAAGCGAAAACATACCTTTTCCTGTAATACTTCTTGGGTGTGCTTTTCCAGCAACTCGAATTGCGCTTACAAAAATTCATCCATCGAAACCAAAAGAAGTCTTACCTGCATGGGAAGGGCTTTCGACAAAAAACTTTCCATTCATCATCTGGCTTGACCAGCTTGTCGCCACAGCACAAAGGAACGCTTTGTTAGGAAATAGCTATGTGGCACCATACTTTGCGTAAAGAACTTGTATGATATATACAAAAATCTAAAATAATGAATACACAAAAAAACAAACAAGAAATTGATTGGGACAGACTCGAATCTGGTAAACGCAGAAAACCTAATCCTGAAATCTTAGCAAAGTATGGTGCTAAGAATTACTGCTTAGAACCATACGCACTAGATCTTTATGAGAAAATGATTCTTGGACAAGAAATCTTAAGTAAAGAACTTAGAGAAGGTGAGACAAGGAGAATCATTGCTGTTAGAGCAGCTAATAAGAATGAGGTGCATGTAATACTAGGCGGGCTGATTGATGGGATAGTAGATCTTAAAAGAGAAAAAGGCTACTTAAACACAATTAACATGGATTCTGAAGGTTTTTCAGAGTATTTGAGTACCGAAGAAGGGCAAAACTACTTCTTAAACCAGGAAATACAAGCCACCGTTGAGCAAGTTGAACCTTACGTTAAAGTTTCAATTTCAAGAGGGATGGAAGAAAAGATTAAAAGTGAATTTGTCAAGCAAATTGCTAAACCAACATCGGCTTACATTGGTAAGATTCTTGAAAAGAATGGAGGCGGTTTTATCATATTTGTTGCGGGTATCAAAGGATTTTTGCCAGGGTCACTCGCTGCTACAAATATCGTAAGAGATTTTGACAGTATGATAGGAAGAGAGATTCCTGTCGTTGTAGAAGATTATTTACGCGAAAGTAATACATTTGTATTCTCGTATAAGAAATATGTGAGTATGATATTGCCTAGCAAAATTAGTGAGTTAGAGACCGACAAAATGTATACCGGAAGCGTTACTGGAGTTGCAAAGTACGGTGTATTCGTTGAGTTTGATGAGATATTCACGGGTCTATTGCACACAAGCAAAATGACTCCAGAGATGAAGAAGAAGTTTACTGACCGTGAGATCACGGCTGGAAATGAATTAACTTTTTGGATCAAAGAGATCACACCTGACAAGAAAATTATTCTTACAGATGAAGATCCCACGGCTAAAAGATTAGAACTTGAAGAGTTTAAAGAAAAAAATCTTGGAACTATTCGGGGTGGTGAAGTTATTTCAATTCAGCCGTTTGGTACATTGGTTAAGTTACAAAAAGATATCTGCGGAATGATTTCTCAAAAAGAAATCAAAACAAAGAAAAAGAACTTTACGGTTGGAGACACAGTAATGGTCTCGATTGATAGAGTTCACAACGACAAAATTTTCTTATCATTGCCAAATGAAGGTTAAAAAGAATTACACTAAGACTGAGGTTCTTGACAGCGCCCGTTGCGGATTCGAGTTTGAGTTTTACAGCTCGATGGATGTGTTTGAAACCGCTAAAGACATCGCAAAATTTGTAAAAAGAAGGGTAGTAGTGCCTCTTGCATTAAGTTCTATAACAGAACCTAAGCCTCTTTATCACTCTCCAGTAGCTCCTACTGCTGACATATTTAAACTAGAACCTGATTATTCAGGTGGTAAGAGTATGTGTGAGTTAGTCACTGGACCGATGAAATACAAAGATGCTCGCAACGTCTTAATTAAAGTCTTTGAATGGATCAGCAGTAATGGCTATACTAACGAAAGGTGTTCTATACACGTAAACATTAGTATTGATGAAAATGCGGTCCCTACCCGTTTTACTATTCCTAACATCAACATACCTAAGTTTATCTTATCTTTTGATGAGAAAAAGATATATGACATCTTTCCTAAAAGAGAAGGGAGTGTTTATGCTAGAAGTATTAAGTCTCTAAGACCTAACAGAGTACTTTTTTATTCTCCTACATTAGAAGAATTTAGTCGCGCCACCCTAACTCTTCCAGCTGACGAAAAGTACTATGGAGTTAACTTCTTGAAGGCGGAAAAGGGTTATCTGGAATATCGTTACCTTGGTGGTAAAGATTATGAAAAGACGACAAAGAAAATTCTTGACTTGGTCGATTACTTTATTCTTCATTTATATGATACGTTAAACTTTGAAGGATTTACTGACAAAGAAAAGGCGGACTTTAAAAAAATGACGGCCATTGACGAAAAGGTGTATAAATCTTTTGTTAAATACGAAGTTTTCCAAAAAGCGTTTCCTGGAATAGAAGTTGGGGTTGATATGAACGCAGACCCACAAGTACTGGAATCTATGTGGGTTAACATTCGAGAAAAACTATTTGATCTTATAATTACAGGAAAGATGAAGAAAGGCGCCTTTAATTATGACAAAGAAATTGGACGTTTTCAATTAAAGGACACCAAGTTGCGTAACTGCAAGTTAACTGACATGGAATTTATTAACTGCGAACTTGAAGGTGTTATTCATAGAGCATGGTTTTATGATTGTAAAATTAAGAACTCAAGGATACAAGACGGTAATTTTGTAAAAGGAAATACCGTTGATTTTAGTAAAATTTCTGAATGCGAGCTTCATATTGATAATAAGCTTAATGACTGTTTTATAGAAAACAAGAAAAACATCATTAACTGTCAAGTTAACCGCGGTGTTATTCGAAACGGCGAAATTGGAAAACTTGCAAAAATTTCCAAAGAAACTATGATTGTTGAAGGTCAACCAATCGAAACAGGGAATTCGGGTGGTAATACATTTCAAGATGCTGCACAAGACGAAAAGAATAGAGAAAAGAATAAAGAATCCAAGAAAAAATAACCCTTATGAGTAGTGGCAAGAGCAAAAAAAGAAAAACAGGGAATGCCTCGCAACCGGCGCACTATGGCAAAGAACTTAAAAAGAATTCTTAAAAATGAAGCTATTCTCAAAAAACTGAAAGCTGAATATGAAACACATTAAAACATTTGAGAACTTTTTGAATGAAGGGCACTTGGACTTTAAGATTCAAAAATCACTACAATTAGGTGGTGTAACTTTCGAGTTTAATGAAGAGCTTACCGATGAAGACGATGATAATCGTTTTGATTTTGTTCAAGTTTACTATGCAGACGAAAGAAGAAACGGGAATGAGTGGGTGATTAAAGTAGGAACTACTGGTGAAGGTAATTACATCTTGGAAATTATTGAAGACGAGAAAGTAGTTTTTACTCATGAATATCCCAAAAATCAACGCGCATACTTTGATCAAGATTGCATGAATAGCCTTGGTTTTTTACCTGAATTAGATTAATCTTTATATGACTAGAGAAGAATTAATAGAACTGATAAATAATGAAATCACCGCAAGTGGTGCTCTTCCTTATTCCATTCCTGCAAGGGAAGCTGAACGCATAGTTGACCAAGCTCTAAATTGGTTCTATATTAATTACGGGCCAGCTGTAGAAACACAGTATTATGTAATACAGCGTCAATGGTTTAGCGATCCTGAGTTTAAAAAGACTCGTAGCATATTACTCCCTGATTGTGTAGTCAGCGTGTTTGAGTGCCGAGAAATCTCAGGCGGTGGAAGATTAGGAACGATTGATAGAGACTTTAGTGATAACCGACTTCTTGCTGCTGAAATTTACCTTGCACCATTTGCTTCTGATGATTTGGTATTACGTACTGCACAGTATTCTTATTGGGATCTTACTAAAGCGTTTATACTTGAGAGAGTAAGGTACGACTTTAACTTGAATACACATCGCTTAAAGATTTTAGGTCGAGATCCAAGGAAGAATCTTTTCATAAATACTTACGTTAAGATACAAGAAAACAAACTTTACGATGACTGGTTTTTCCAAAGATATGTAACTGCGCAAGGTAAAATATCGCTCGGAAGAATACTTGGAATGTTTCAATTTAATCTTCCCGGTGGAATTACTATAGACGGTAGTAAAATGACCGATGAAGGGAAAGAAGAAATTGAACAGCTCAAAACAAAAATAGACGAAGAGAACAGCCCAGACTGGTTCTACATATTTCATTGATATGTTAAAGGAAATATACTGTCGAAATATAAACGACCCGCAGTACAATTACAAGCAACTAGAGACGCACAATCCTATAGAAGCTCTCTTAACCAAACTTCGTATGATTCTTTTTACTAATCGCGGTGAAGTACTTGGTATGCCTGACATCGGGTTAGATCTTGAATATCATCTATTCGAATTAAACTTTAATGCATTTCAGCTACAACAAAACTTTTTTGGCCAAGTATCAAAGTATGTGCCCGAATCTCAGTACTATAACTTAGACCTGCAGGTTAATTTTGTGCCCGGGACAGTAAGAGACATTGCTTACATAGATATATACATAGACGGCAGGAAATACCTTGGCGTACTAGCTAAATAAAGAATTGGAATGGCATTAGAAATCTTTAAGTACAACAGAATACGATACGATGAATTAGCCGCTGATGCACAAAATTATCTCGTAAGAACTTTTGCGCAAGTAGGAGATGTATTTAGCCCAGCAAGTGCGTATGGTCAACTTTTAGGTGTAATGATAGATCTAGGTAAACTTATCTTTTATTACGTAGAAGATGGAATTACTGAGATGAACATATTTACTGCTACTCGCGATGTATCTATTCGCAGTCTTGCGCGTATTTCTGGACATAACCCTTCTAGGGCGGTCGCTGCGACAGGTACGATTAATCTTACATACAACGGCAATCCTATTGATATTTATGGCAACACGGTTATCATACCAAATTACACACGATTGTTAGATAATTCGACGGGTCTTTCTTATACTATTACTACTGATGTAGAAGAAATAAGAATGAATCTTACTGGTAAAAATACTATAGAGGTAAAGGTTACACAAGGCTCTGTTGAGGCTCAAACTGTAACCGGTACTGGATTGCCTTTACAATCATACGCAATCAATCCTAAGAAGAATGCGCAAATCGACAACTTCTTTGTTAAGGTATATGTAAATTCTGAAGAGTGGAAACAATATGATTCTGTTTATGATATGCCGTACGAAGCTAAAGGCGTAGTAATAAAAACCGGAATAAGTGGAGGATTAGACCTATACTTTGGAAACGGGTTCTTTGGCGCTCCACCGCCTATAGGTTCATCAATCAGGGTTGAGTATCTGACTACAGCTGGAAACGCTGGTAATATAGTAGAAGATGATGCGCAATTTGCTTTTGATGAAGCGGTTTATGATTTGCTAGGTAACTCGCTAAAAATTGATGAAGTGATTGACATTTCGATTAACAAATCTATAATGTTTGGGTCTGACGCAGAACCTATCTATTTAACGCGAGTTCTTGCTCCAAAAACTAGCCGTTCTTATGTGTTAGCCAACGCTGATTCTTACGTGTATTTCTTACAAAAGTTTAACATCTTTAGTGTTATAGATGCATTTAGCTCACTTGATGACGATGACATTACAGATGACAATGTAGTTTATCTTTTCTTGATACCAGATGTTAATAAGAGAAAGCCCACGAATGGCGATTATTTCACCGTGCCTTATTCTCTTTTTTTGCTATCAGATGAAGAAAAGCAAAAAATTTATGATTACGTTGAACAAAGCGGACAAAAGATTCTAACTACGGTTGTTAAGATCATTGATCCCGTTGTTAAAAGATACGTGATCAATATAAATATATCTGCGTTTGAAGGGTATAGCAAAGAAACTATATCCCAGCAAGTAATTTCTAAATGTAGCGAGTACTTCTTAAATAATCGCAGGCGCGATAAGATACCTAAGTCTGACTTAATTTCAATTATTGAAAATGTCCCAGGAGTAGATTCAGTTAATCTTTGGTTTGTTTCTGAAGAAAATGAAGTTTATAAGAGCGATCCTGCTAACATAAATAAACCGGACATCGGTATAGATTCTTTTGGGGATGTGGTGATAGGCAGAGGAGAATACGCTCTTATTCGCGGTGGTTGGGAGGCAAGGAATGGATATTTCTATCATGACACATCTGATCAATCTAAACCTGGTAGTATCAACATTGCTTACGGAAAAAGTACTTCTAAATCTCTTAACATGGACATTCACAGAATTAACATTGAAAATATAAAGTATACGTAAGATGGAAAATAAACCGCGAAGGGGTGCATACTTAACAAGACAGAGCTACTATCAATACACTTATCATCAGTATGATGATCTTAAGCACACTGGCTATGATTGGAGAAATAATTCTATCAAAAGATCTGTTTCATTCTACCTTCTTAGTGATCCCAAGAGAGAGGCAATCATCGTTGAATTACAAAAATTCATTGCGTATATTATGGACTACGCAAGTAACATAAAGAAATCCTTTAATTACACCGTAGATAAGAACTATAAGTACTTAAATTAATGCTGTTAGTAAACAAATTAAGACTATTTGATAAGAAGGGTAACAGCTTATCTCCAACAGAGTCAAAGTCGATTGTTGTTACGGTTGTCGATCCCGGAGACATAAAGGGAAACGGCGCACTTATTAATGCGTATACCGATTTTGAAGGCAGAATTATTTATGTAGAGATTTTGGCCGGTGGGCAAGGATACAATCCCGGAAGTTACTTAAGATTTGAAGATGCACAAACTGAAGCGATATGGAATACTGATCCTATTGATCTAACTCTTTCAGTTAGTGGAGAAATTACAAGTTTTAATGTAACTTATCCATTAGAAAACAAAGGGTTTTCATACATTTCATCTTTCTTATTTACCAACCATTTTCTTGAGCCGATTTCAACGGGTTTAGTATCAACCGATCAATTATTCATTGTTGAAAATGTATATGACTCCAATGGAAACGATTCATATACATATCCAAGATCAGATGAATACAGCCCTATTGATGTTGTGAGTTATTCAGCCAATGGTACAAGTGCTTCTATAAAGATTGCTACTATTACTGTGACGGGCAATGTTTTGGCCTCAAAACTCAGTAAAATATGGGGAATCCCTCCTGGAATAATATCTACTCTTGAGATTGGAATGTTTGTAACTGGTGGAGTCTTGACCCAACCCTCTTTTATAACAGAAATAGACACAACGTACAACACAGTAACTATCAGTACGGATTTATCAGCTGGTAATGTAACATTAGAGTTTTTTAAGCCTCATAATCTACGCGTAGGTAATACTATACGCATTTTTGATACGTTTGGATCTACTTCATTAGACGGAAGACATGATTTGGTAAAAGTTTCTCCAACCGAACTTACCTTTGAATCTGCTCAGATTATTCCTACTACTTCAACGGGTACAATGAAATTTGGAGTTATTCCAATATATCGTGCATACATAGAAGAGAATAGTGATAAAGAATTTTTCTTGTTTGACGTAGTCTACAATGAAGATTACCCAACAGTAGAAAAAATAAATGATTTTTTCTTTGAGTTTAATGACCCACAAGAAAGTGCGGCGCCTGATACATTTCCAATAGGGAATTCTACTTATCAAAGAACTGTTCATCAAAGAATTCCACAAGAAGCCTTTGCTCTTAACATTGGTTTAAGATCTGATATTGAAGGTGTTTACGCGGCGCAGATTAACATTGATGATGTTACTTATGAAACACCTATAAGAATCTTTCTTGGTCTATATGAAGGAGAAACCGTCGCAGAAGATGAAAGATTAGGCTTGCTTCTACAAAACTTTGGTCGTGATGTTGATTACGAACAAGAGCTCATACTCAGAAAATCTGATATAAACGAAGATTTAACAGATAACTTGCTTCTTAACGCCAAGAGAAAAGAAATGTTGCTTGAAGGCAACAATATCTGGCCCTATGTAGGATCTTATAAAGGATTGGTTAACATACTTAACTGGTTTGGTTATTATGACATTCGTGTTAAAGAATACTTCTTAAATGTTAACCAAGATGACGAGTATTTTGGTAAGTACAGGCAAGTACAAATTCCTTTTCAACTAGACACAAAAGGCGACACCAAGAAAGAAATTTCTTTAGTACCTAGTAAACACTATAAGAAAACTAGTAGATTTGGTTTATTTTATGACATCATAAAAGATAAAGGTGTATTTGATACATTTGGCGTGCCTCTTACGCAAGATGCTTTTGATTATACTAACGAAGAAGTCTTAGTTAAACTATTTGCATTAAAGAGATACTTAAAAGAAAAATTCTTGCCTCTTAACTCAAAAATAGTTGATATTACAGGTGAAGGTGTTTATTATGATAGATACTCAATAAATTCTTGGAATGATCCAAGTAATTACTTTAATGTAGATCTTACTCGTCAGATCGACTTTGATGCTGAAAAGAAATCGATTGAAATAGAAAGTACTATTTCTTTTGATTCAGATGAAACTCTGCCTTCGCCGCCATACTTTGATTTATTAGAAGAATATACAAATAAGTATAACATAAACGGTGCGCTTATTGCAACTTCAGGTGGACCTTACTGGGGTGAAATACCTCAAGTATCTTTTCCCGGACAAGCATACCAGCAAGCAACCGGGTACGCAAAGATGCGTGCATATTCTTTAGGAATCATTGCTCCACTTACACCAAGTGGTACGGGTTATCAGCCTGGAGATGTCATTACGTTAAGCGGTGGTGTATATGAAGTGCCGATAAGAATCACGGTTAATGTTGTAGGCCCTAACGGAGAAGTGACCAACTTTGCGATTCAAGCAGGATTGCACCAAGGTTCTAATTATTCCGCCTTACCTACAGCAGGGTTTTTTCAGGCAAGCGTTTTTAGAATCTCAGGAACACAGTACGTAACTGCATCAGCTCAAGGTTTTAATTGCTTATCAACAGACATTCCTTTCGAAATCGAAAGCATTGGTTTTACTACAAAAGGCTTAAAGTATAGCAACATACCAACTGTTGACATTTTACCAAATATAGGTTCTTCTATCAACTTAGACCTGGTAACAGTGAATAATTCGCCGATTGGCTATCTTAATGATAACGCACCAATCTTTGGCTTTATTAATGTTGCAGGTTCACCTGTGGGTGCACCTCTTGACTTAAAAACTCAGTTTGACATTACATGGAACGAAGTCCCATACACATGGAACTCACTTGGTGGAGGAAGCGATGCAGTACTTAAAGGATATGTGAGTGAATTGCCTTTAGGTTCTGGACAGTTGCTGGCCGTTGAAATAGTTAGTCCTGGCAACGTTTATAGATATGCCCCAACTTTTGTTGTAGGAGGTGGAGACGGAACTGGCGGCGAAGTCTGCGGTTTATCTGCGCCCGCTGAATTAAGAAACGGACAACTAAAAATTCTCAACTTTACCGTAACTGCTGTTGCAGGAAACGTTTTAGACTTGACTCCATTGTTGCCTGTTGTTGGTAGCAACGCTGTTAGCCCAAACAGAATAATAAAAGGTCCAGGCATTCCTGAAGGCACGATTGTAAGTGGCGTGATCCAACCTTTTTCACAAGTTGTTCTTTCTAAGTTCGATGGTTCTCCGGTTGTGATTACTACTGTTGCTGGTGATGAAATTGAAATTCACGAAGGTGTAAGTGTTACTAACCCAGGCATTGGTTATACTTCAGTACCAACTATTTCACCTAAAGGTGGGCATGTTGGAAACTTATATACATGGGATGAATTAGGTAGAGGTGATTTCTATCAGATGGAATGGAAAGTTACTCTGACTGCACCAGAAAATCCTATTCATCAGTTCAATTATGTCTCAGGAATTAAACCTATAGACGATTTAATCAATCACCAACTTATACTTCCATATGTAGGTAAGTACACAGTTGAAATGATTGCTTATGATACAGATAACAACTTCATAAATGAGATAAAGAATAACTTTATCGACGTAATACTCCCAGAAGCTACTTATGCTTATGTAGCAAAATACGCTAATGGCTATGAAGATAGCTGGGAGGGTTATTACCAGGCACCTATACCGGAGTTCGAACCTAATCCTGTTGATCTTCAGCCTGTTATACCGGATGATATTCGCTACACATGGGAAAACGCATTTGGGCGCTGGGTGAATCCCATATTCACCATGACGACGTGGGATTCTTCTCAAGTAAGATGGGATAGTTTAGAGACTGGAAACTTAGATGGTGTAAACAAATATAACTACCCTATAAAGTTACCTATCGAAGTTATTCAGGTTTCGCCTGAAGATAATGTCGAAGGTGCAGTTATTTCTTATACTGATTCTACTACTACTCCTTCTACGCTTAACCCAACAATAATCGTTTCCGGTCAAAGACCTTACCCGGAAATAGAACCTGCAATTAACCCTAATGATTGGGTATTCATTAGACGTGATGATGTTACATATCAGCTAGAAGTCCTGAATGCAAATTATGCAACACCAGGTCAAACTGAAATTGAACTTACAAGTACGCCTCCATCTGCTTTTACCAACAGCCCTACTACATGGCAAGTGTTAAGAGAAATTGGAGGAACCATTGTTCTTGATGGCAATCAAATCTATAATGCTGTTACAAACCCCACTGGAATAGTTATTGGTGATTATATTAGACTTTTTGGTCATGATGAGATACCTGTAAGATTCCGTAAGCAGATCATAAACAAAGACACGCTTCCTTTACCAGGTCAGCCTAATAGTATCACCATTGACGGTGGTGCTTCAGATCCAGTTTATTCCAAGGGCGGTGAGTTAGGAATGATATACCAGTATAGAGGCACTGATGTAGCAAACGGTAATCTAAATTGGGACACTAACCCTGTAAATTCTACTTGGGTTATAGAACCAAGTGTATCAAACGACCCTCTCGTAAACGATCATATTGGAAAACTTTACATATTAAGCGCAACAGCAGGTCCAGGTGTTCCGGGTTGTTTGCCAGCCAATCCAACTGGAGAACTTACTCCCGGTTTTTCTGTCATATCAATCTACCTGATAGACCCTGTTAGCGGTAATTCATATGAACAGCGGTTAAGAACGACACATGTATTCTTTGACACAAGCAACACAGGTCACCCTTTCGATATTTGGGGCGGTTTACCTCCTGGATATGACGGAGTACACGTAATCGATTTTGTTGCTCTTGATGGAGGGAGCATCAACGGACTCACAGCACATCTAGCAGCTACACAAGCCGCTGGTTCAAGTATTTGGTTAGAGTATGAGTATAACGAGTTTCCAACTAGATCTTATCTTTTTCAGAATTCTGGCCCTAACGCTGAAATTTTTATGGACTTTAACATGTACCCGTCAAGTGGAGACTTTAATAGCGCCCTTGCGGCAGAATTTGCTGTCACCACAACTGGCGAAGGTTGGTATTACGATCACGGTATTGTTTCTGGCGATTACAGCCTTCTTGTAACTAATACAGGTTACTGGAGAAACGGACTTGGCACAATACTCACCCTTGACGATGAAGAATCCGAGCTATTAAGAAGTTCTTCTTCTTTCTATGTAATGCAAAGAAAGTTTGATGAAGACTTTGCTGAAAGAAGAATTGGGACGCTTGTTCAACAATGGCAAAATTACAGATCTGTTACATGGAAAGAATCTTACTATCATACATGGGATACTTTAGACTTTCAAGAAAGAATTGCATGTGATTTTACAATCACGGGTGTTGACCAAAATGGAAACATCCAATTTAATAATGATCCTACGTTTTATTTTCAGGGCATAGTTGGTGGTATGTCTAATGGAGAAAAATTTTCTCAAGCTCTTTATGAATTACGAGCAACAGACAACCCTGGGTTATCTAGATTCGAATATGAATTGCTCGGTGAAGAAAATGTAGACAAAGAAAAAATTACTGGAACCTTAAACACATATGATCACCCTGATTTAATTATTCAACCTACAGTAGTAACCTCACCTTCTGCGGGAGATGTGATCATCTCCGAATTTACTGGCCCTGCTGCTGAAATTCAAACATATCCTTTTATAGGTGTTACACCCAATGATATTAAAATGGTTAACCCGTTACCTAAGAAACTTAGTTTTGTAGGCAATCTTAAAAACGGGTCAGCTATAATATCCAAGATTACTGGCCTTAACGAAAATGAAATATACGTAGGAGAGATAATATCTGGACCGGGGTTGCCTACTTCGCCAGCTTTTCCCGCAAGAATCGTTGAAATCAATTCTTATCAAGGCAGTGTTAATACTCTTAAACTTGACATTGCTTCAACTGTAACTCAGGTTAATTGTTCATTTGATGTGGAGTGGTTTTCAAATGAACAAGTTGACTTTACATTAGTTTTCCAAAATGCCACTAACTTAAAAATACACGCGGTTGCAGCAACTCCTTCTACTGACCATTTAGGCTGGTTAATAGGTCAAAACGGTATTAGTTTTGAAGACCCGCTTAACCTCGTAAACACTCCGATTTGTCACACATACCCTCTAAAAAATGTGGCAAAACACTTTGGTTACGGACCAGGGCTTGTAGGCGCGTTTGAAGGCGGACTAAAAGAATTCTTAATGACAAGCAGATACTATCAAATTTATCAACATGAAGGTCTTAACCCTCTTTCCTTGCCAGGAGGCTGGTATCCTGCTGCTGACTTACCACTTCAATACAGTTTTACTATGAATCCGCCACCGCCGGCGTTGCCTGTTTGGGACAATGATTTAGTAGCAGAAGCTCAATCAAATCGTTTGCCGTATGAATCTGCGATAGGAGGTGCTTGGCGATGGGAGGATACCTACATTGGAATTGAACCAGTTAAATTACCCTCCGGGACTACAGTTTATTTTTCTTCTGATGCTAGTAGAATTGCTGGAAAAACTAGTTTCTATTGGAAACTTTCCAATGAAAATAGTACCTTGGTAGAATTGACTGATTCTGAAATGATGTTTACATTTGATCGTCCTGGCAAATTTACGTTAGAATTAGAAATTACTGATACCAATGGCAATAAGAAGAATTACACAAGAAATGACTTTTTAACCATCTATGAGAATTCGTAATAATGCACCCGAGATTTACTCAAACTTTCAAGACCAGGTCTTAAGATCTCCGTCTATAGAAGATGGTAACGTTCCTAGCGGAGAATTGCAAGGAAAGATTTTTACATCTGAACTCACAAGCGCAGATGACTATAGCGTTTCGTATGAAGCTTCTCTTCTTACAGCACCAACTTCTCAAATAAGTGTAACTGGCGAATTAAGTACTTTTACTTTTATCGTTGAGTATGATGCCACGCTAGAAACTTCAGCTACGAATCCTGGACTTTACGGATCAAACATAATTAAAGACGGTGATACTTTTGTAGTTAAGAGTTCTACACACGATTGGGTTAGAGGATATATCGCAAAAGTTACTGACATATCATTTACAATCGCTGGCAGTACTTATAGCTACACATATACATTAACTTGTGTAATTACGCAAGGTCAGCCTTTAGATATGGAATCAGGAGATGTGTTTGCTTGGAACCGGCGACTGTTCCAAGACCTAAGCACTTTTAATAATGCTGTTCCACCAATTAACCTAAGCGTTTCGCACGACAGAAATACAGGTGACTTATATTTTTACTGGGATGACGTTAATCAGGAGAGCCGAAAGTATAGAATCATGGCCAGAGATGTTTCTGACCCAACCAATTACTTTGTGTATAATGTGACGGGTTTAGATCAGAACCCTGATATTTCTTTAACACCTTTTGTTGGTGGTGGTGGAATCACAACAATTAAGATAAATAGAACAGCAGGCAATATAGCCGGCCCAAAACTGCTTGACATAAAAGGAACAGGAACTGGTGGATTAGCGTCTATGATACCCGACATTGATGGCAATTTAACTATTAATGAATTTACAGTTTATGATGCAACAGTAGGTACTAATCAAATATATGTTTATTCACAAAAAACAATAGCTCAATATCCTAACGGAAATCCGACGTGGCCTGCTCCGTATTTGTTTTCTTACATTGACGGACTGCCCGTTCTTTTAGGTACCAGCGATTTTTATGTAGACAATAAAACATTTCCTGTTCCTGGTAATGGTCGTTATCTTAGGTTAGACGTAAGAAGAGCTGACGGTGGTTTAATTAACATAACACCTGCATGGAGAAGTTCTATTCTTAATACTAAGATTAAAACACACGATGGTATTCTTAAGTCAAGTGGTGGTTCTTATACAGGTAAAGTAATTGCTTTTCCTAAAAAGACACAAGAAAGAGCTCGTTTTTATGCAGACCCAAATTATTGGGGTTCATTCTCGTCAGGTACTACTTGGGCCTTTTCAGTATCCGCAATTTACGACGAGATAAATAAACTATACACAGAATGGTCAACAGAAGAATACGTAAAGTTCTAAAAGAGGCAACGATTAAAGGTAGTCGTGCAGAGAAGTTAGCGATTTTTGACCTTGATGACACCCTCATAATTTCAGCGGCAAAGATTAAAGTTCTTGACCCTAAAAAAGGTCGAGTTCTAAAGGAAATGACACCCGCTGAGTTTAATCACTTTGTTCATACAAACCCAAAGCAAACGCTATCTTTTGAAGAGTTTGAAGATGCTGATATCCTTAGAAAGAGTACTTTCATTACTCACGTCATGGACGAACTTCTAAAATTTTACAACAGCGGCATACATGTATCAATAGTTACCGCAAGGTCAAGCTCTTCTCTAATTCGCAATTTTTTCCTGGAGAATGGCATCGACATTCACACCGATTTAGTTATTGCTGTAAATGATCCTAAGTATGGCTTTAAGGGAAATATCGCGGAAAAGAAGAAAGAAGCTATTCATCGCTTTGTAGAAGAAGGATATAATGATTTCATATTCTTTGATGATAATGACGATAACTTAGCTCTTGCTAAGGAGATTGAAACGGAAAAAGATGTTAAAGTACAAACAGTTAAAGTATAACACATGGCTCTTAAACACATAGCAGAAGGTTGGTTCAACAGCTTTCTTAATGCAGTAAATTTATTAGATCCCGAGATTAAAGTGCTTGGAGAATCTAGAATGTCAATCTGCGCAACTTGCCCACTTCGGCAAGGTTTAATATGTTCCACAGAAAAACACGGTATTAAACCTAATGGAGATTTCTTCAATGGTTGCGGATGTCAAATCGACAAAAAGGTGCTGTGTGTAGAATGTAGATGCCCAGGAGAAAAGTGGTAAAAAACAAATTATATGGCTAAAAGGAGATCAACATCAAACAACGAAATATATGATTCGTTAACTCCACAACAGAGGTTACTTACTCGTTTGGATATCTCTTTAAGATGTAAGACCGAGAATCAAAAGAAATTTGCTAAACAGATAAATCATAATCAGATCATTATATGCGCTGGCCCAGCGGGAACGGGAAAAACATACGTTGCTTGTGCAGAATCTCTTCGCCTATTAGCAAAAGGTGAATTTAAGAAAATCATTGTTGCTAAAAGTGTTACCGTTCTTGAAGGAGAAGACATCGGTTTCTTAAAAGGTACTCTTAAAGAAAAAATGGAACCCATTATGATATCATTTATGGATAACTTTTACAAGATCATAGGAAAGCCTCTTACCGATGAACTTATACATCATGAACTAATAGAGATCACCCCACTTGCTTATATACGCGGTCGTTCTATTGATGATACATTTATTATTGTTGATGAAGCACAAAACATTACCATGAAAAACATGCGATCCACTATGACAAGAATTGGTGATCGCTCCAAAATGATAATCATGGGCGACACCAAGCAGATTGACTTAAACAAGAAAAGTTCCAGCTCGTTAGCTAGAATCGTTAAAATGTTTGTTAATGTTTATGATATCGGAGTAGTAGAATTCGAAAGAGCTGATATCGTAAGAAACCCTCTTATTATTAAAATAGACGAGATATTCGACGAAGAAGAAGAAAAAGGAAATCAATAATTTACTTTCTTAACGTAAGGTTTCTTTTTCCACCAGTCTTCTCCATAGCTAACTAATACTTGTTCACCTGCGTTAATTTCTCGCAAAGTTTCAATAGTCATAAAAGAATTTTTAAAGTCAGCAAGAAACCTTACGTTATTGTTATCGCTATGATTGTATACAGCAGTCCACCCTAACATTAAGCCAAAGTTGCCTTGCCACTCTAATACGTATTGATCTATTTGAAAATTCTCTATAGAAATTCCTTGTGCTTGACAAATAGAAAATGCAAGATTTACCGGACTGCTAGGATAAACTATAACAGGTGCAACTTCGATAAGCACATTTGCTTCAATGTTGTTATTTGCGAATACGCCCCACCCATTAATCTCGGGCATGTATTTAGTTTCTAACCTGCTATCAATAAAAGGTTTCATTAAAGGTTTACCTTTGTGATATACCCTTTTTCCGCAAACCAAACGTCTGAATAATAGACAAGAACTTGCTGACCAGGGTTTATATCTTTAATTGTCACTATACCTATTAGATTCTTTTCATGTTCCCCAACAAACATTGCGTTATTGTTATCGCTGTGATTGTATAAGCCAACCCATCCAAGAGGGCAAGCAAGATTATCTCCCCATCGTAATGTGTATTGATCTAGCATCAAATCCTTGTTGGGTATACCGTCTGCTTGACATGCCCATATCGCTATATCAATCAATTTTTTAGGTATAAGAATCACGGGAGATATTTCTATCAATTCTCCTTCTTTAATTAGGTCAGTGGTAAATACACCCCAACCATTAATCTCTGGTATTTGACGTAGCTCCAGCCTCTTATCTATGAAAGGACTATTTTTCACAATCAGATTTCATTTCTTCTGGAAAGTCAGGTATTTTGCTCCAGATAAACTTTGGAGCTTTTCCACAGGTTTTGCAAAGAACTATCTCGGCTGGTACCATCTCTTCTTTGCCAGTTGGACTTAATAGTGGAGATAATCTCTTAAAAAGAAAAGCTTGTTCATATGCTCGTATTCCTTTTGAGCAACCTACCCATGGTAAGTCTTTGGGATTGATGTGAAGACCTGGGTCTTCTTGGTTTGTGTTTAAATTCATAGTGTTATCTTAAATCGTCTATATACTTATCCTTTTGGGAATTTTCCTTATTAGTTTTATTCAGATTTGAAATATAGTTCTTGCCCTGGAACTAATTTTTTCTAATGAATATAAAAACAAATGAAAAAAATATGTACAGCAAGCAAAAATTAAGTTCAATGCTATTCTTTGACATTGAAACATGCGGTAAGTATGAGAACTTCAATAACCTGTTAGATAGAGACCATGAAGGTGCTCACATTTGGGAGAAGAAGTGTAGCAGATTAAATTACGGAGATCCGGCGCAAGGTTGGCAAGATAAAGTATCTCTTTTCCCAGAGTTCGGGCGAATAGTTTGCTTATCATATGGTGTTGGGAAAAACGGAGAAATGGCTGTTAGCACTATCATGGAAGAAGACGAAGATAAAATGATGAAACTTATCGCCAACTTGTTTCATAAAGCTGGTGCAAGCGGGCTTATTCCAACAGGTTGGAATATCAAAAACTTTGATGTTCCTTGGGTGCAAAGAAAGCTCTTAATGCACGGAATTACAATCCCACAAGCAATATCCACGTATGAGAAAAAACCCTGGGAAGTAAATATCATGGATCTAAAAGAAATGTGGAAATCATTTTCAAATCTAGATGTTACTTTTGAAGAAGCTGCTTACGGAATGGGTGTTCCTTCTCCTAAGGACGATATTGACGGAAGTCAAGTACATAAAGAATACTGGAAAGGCAATACTGAAAGAATTAAAACATATTGTGAAAAGGATGTTAAGACAATGATTCTTATGTGTGAAAAGTTATACAACATTTATTCACCCACAGTATTAGTATAATGCCAGAATTAGCAGAGATAAAAATAATGTCCGACTTCATTAATCAGGTTGTGTCGCAAGATACTTTCTTTGAGTCTATGGAAAAGTCGCCGGTTTCAAAAGTTAAGACAGAAGATAACCCTTTCGCTGGAGGTGTATTTACTATTCGTGCAAAATCACGAGGTAAAGAACTGATGCTTCACATGGAAATGGTTGGAGGAGGGCTTGAAGGCGCTGTTACAAAAAATCTACTTATGACTATGGGAATGAGTGGTTCTTGGATATATATGCGAGGAGATAGCCCAAACCTGGAAAAAGCTCTTAAGCACGGTCACTTGAGATTTAAGACTACTACAGGAAACTGGCTAATCATGTATGATATACGCCGTTTTGCAAAGTGGAAATGGAGCGACGGTTGGGGCGGTGGTCGCGGTCCTTGCCCTTTTAGTGAGTTTAACGAGTTTCAGTACAAGATACTAAGTGATTGGCAAAATAGTAAGAAGCTTAACAAGCCTCTTTACGAAATCCTGATGGACCAAGGATACTTTAACGGTGTGGGCAATTACTTACGGGCAGAAATCCTTTATAGGTTAGACATTGATCCGTTTCAGCCTATGAACATCATTTCTCTTAACATGCTACATGAACTTATAGCAACGACTCATACGTGTGTAAAAGAAGCTTATGTACTAGGAGGTGGGCAACTAAGAGATTGGAAAAACCCAGCGGGAGTAGATGCCGCTAACTTTGATGAATGGGTTCGCTGCTATGGAAAACTAGCTTCAAGAATGGACAAGAACGGTAGAAGGTTTTGGTATGACCCAAAGTGGGAGAATAGCGAACACTTAACACGGTAAATGTAGAGTGATATATACAACAACGGAAAAAATAGACTAATACAATGGCAGTAATTACGGTTACAGAAATCTTAGGCGGCGACAATCTTGCTGGCTCAAGAATCACAATTAATGACAATTTTAAGAAAATTACTAACGCAATCAATACGCTTGAAACAAGACTTGACACATCTTTCGTACCAGGCGGTTCTTTAAACGTTGGTAACGCTCTTATTAAAAAATACACAAACCCGACATCGGCGCAGATCTTTGACTGCGAAGCTACCGGGCAATTTCAAGGAAACTTAAACGTTCTTCTTGATGCAAGTGTTACACAAAGCATAAGTGCAGGACTTGATATCACAGCTGGAAGAAATGTTAACTTTACAGGTTCTTCCGGATCTGGTACTTTCTTGTCATCTATCTTCTCAGAATTTAGAAAAGGATTTGCTATAACGCAGTTAGGCGCTCAAACAGCCGCAGCTCCTACTCTTAACCCGCAGACGCTCACTCCAGCTGGCGCTACTTCAAGACCCTTGACCGCTTCTTTAGTAGGATACAGCGTATTACGTCTTGACTTGAGCACATATAACTCTGCAACTTCAGATAACTGCGAAGAGATTAGTTTGCCTGCAGTAGGTGTAGGTGCAACACTTGGTCAAGTAATCACAATTATCATCGACCAGGTTTCTCCTGCTGCTATTGGAGGCGGTTTCAAAATATCAAATACAAACTTTGATCCAGGATATACATTACCTATCGCAATTGGTGTCAACCTTTTTGGAACTGATGATGCAAGAATTAAGAAAGTTGCTGTTACACTTTTTGCTGACGCCGCTGGCTGGAGAGTTCTTAACATTGCTCAGCCAAACGTAGGTGCTACACCTGACGTAACTTACTAAAAAACAAAGCCCTAAATGATAGCGCCACTAATAAAGCCTATCCGCCTACAAGGTGGTACATTCTATACATTTTCTTCAGCGTCTGAAGATCTTGGGATGACGTTTAATAGCTCAGAGAAAAAGTTTAAGTTCTCTAAATTTGCTCTATTAAACATTCCTAATATCAACAATCCGCAAAACGGAGAAAATACGATTGGTCTGTCAAATACGCCAGGTGCGTTTACTGAAATAGACGGGTCTAAATCTCTTAACGATTACTTTGGAGAGTCTTTCCAAAACTACTGCCTAAACTTGGAAGCAATCATGAGTTCGGATCCTAACTATGACCCAACGGTAGACAGAACGATTTCAGAAAGGGTTTTCTTTAAGTGGCTAAAAGAAATTGGAGCCATTCGTTTTCGTGAAGCGGTTGCCGGGGAAACAAGTTCTGCTATCTACGGTGTAAGATGGGTCGAAGAAGACGATAGTAATTCTTACAAGAAAGTTGTAAGATACATTGGAGACATTAACATTCTTAATAGCGTTCGCAATAACTTCAACGCGTTCAGCGAAGTTTACATATACATACCAACATCACACGGTAATACACCAACAGTTTTATACAATGCAATAAGCGATGCAAACTATGGACCAAACAGAATCTTTACAAATGATCCCATCAACCCTCTTGCTGCTGAATACTTATACGGACGCGATGCTACTTCTGTTCAGCCAGCTGGCTTGAGCACCTTTGCCTTTTATGACAGTGACACAAACACTTTTACCGTGTCTGACCCATTTGGTGCAACCGCAGATTATTACTATTATGAGCCAATATCGGGTTCTTATATTCAACAAGGCAACCCAGGGTTTCAATGGTGGTTTTCTAACCCGATAGCAAATTCTTACTATACAGAGGCCGCATCTTTCGGTGATGCAACTAATGATAAGTTTAAGATTGAAAGTATCAACAAGTCTGTTGAATATAAGAGAAGTCGTTTAGATGGTATATCACTTGAAATGGATCCCGCTGTATACGCAGGTATTCAAAATGCTGCTGCTGGGTTAACTGACTTTGGTCCTTTTAACGAAACGGCCGCTGCTCAAACTTTTGACTTCAACGCAGTATTAGTTTATTACGATCTGTATGATCCTGCTAACCCAAGCAACAGTACAACCAACTTATTTGGGGTACTATTTCTTGACAACGTTGATCTTATATCAACGGGAGGGGGATACATACCAAGATTAACTAAGTATAAACCAAATTCTCTAACAGGAGAAAATGGTAACTCCTATGCTTTTAGAATCAATCTTAAGTTTGATGTTAACACACAGGATACCGCAGTCGAGACAAGTATAAATGACTATAACCCGTTCTCACTTCAACTATACATGGAAGCGCTGAACGAAATGAACAGTGCAGTTGGCATCTTGCTCTCTAACAACGAGCAGATAAACATTCTTAATGCAAAGTTTTTGGATCTGCAAAACTTTATTCTTACAAATGAGGACGCAGAACAAATTAAATTGAAACTAGCAGAACTTGAAGATAGCGTAGGTGATAATGCAACGATCTTTGCTAATACATCCAACTTGTTAAACCTTATTCAGCAAAACTACCAAGAGATACAAAACATTTACACTGGACAAACCTCTGTTCAAATGTCATATAACTTAGGTGTCATAAATGCTGGACAGGGTATTTTTATTGATCAATCACAAGCAGGATCTTTATCGATAGTAAATACCAATCAAACATTTAACATCGGCCCAAACCCTCTTGTAGACATATCGGGTTATTTCTTAGCAAACCCTACTAATTACTCATATGTTCATAAATTAGAAGACTTCTCAAACTATCTAAAGATGACGGACGGTAGTCCCGGCGCAGCGTACATCGTAGACAGAGATGTTATCGTATATGTTGACGATACAACTAAGAGATGGCAAAAAGGCCAGACTATGAGAATATCATTCTTGAATGGTCTAGATCTTGACAATACCAACGGACAATTCAACTTTATCATATACTCTGACGCTGCTGACAGGTTAAACACAGGTTTTCCGTATTCAGCACAGATTGGGTTCTTAACTTATCTTGACTTTGAAACGAAAAATAATGTTCCAACAATCGAATTGGTCTGCATAAATCCTGATACATACCAATTTGCTGTTGACATATTCTAAAATAGGAATAACGCATGGCAACTACACAGAATAGTTTTTCTACGATTCTGGCGAACTTCATAAAAGTGTATAACAATTCGCTGGATACTTTGCAAACAATACAAAAAGCAACGATATCTAATAGCGATACCGTAACAGTCGATGTGAATAACACTGACGGGACTACGACCACATATTCTGTCCCTTCTTTTGGCTATCTTAAAAGTAGCATTGACAGGATAGATGCTACTATATCAAAGCTGCTTGGTTTTGACGGAAGTGAAGCATTTATTAGAATGCCCGACGGCACATTTAAGAGAATTTACCAATCGGTTGCACTAAGAAACCCAAATCCTGTTACTAATCTGGTTACACCTTCAAAGTTCATTGCCGAAAATAACTGGTTCTTTGAGAGCATGATGACACCAGCTCTTAAAGTTACTTTTGATATTACGCCTTACGTTCCACAACAAGAGTCGAAAATCTTTGTTAAACGTCACATTCTTAAACTTGACACCGAAGCAAAGCTGCAATACTTTAACAATAACTTAAAAGGTAAAAGTGACATTGACTATGTTAGTTTTATGATAGATATGCAAACACAAAACATTGCATTCTTCATAGACGAAAGTGTAAACGATATGCCTCTTAGCATCGTCCGTTACACAGGTAACTTTACTTTGGTAAACTTTGAAGATCGCAAAGTAACATTTGCTGACGGCACAAGTTCAACCAAGAGATGGTTCTTACTTGACAAACTTACATACACAGATAACCTGTCCTTAACAAAGGATACTGAAACTCTTAGAACAGGAGATCGTATCTTAAAGGGAGAAACTCTATACGAAGTTATTGAGATCGACAATTCCACAAAATGCATTCGTCTAAAAAGGCTTAACGGCTTCGATCCGCTAGTTGTTGGAGAATCCGTCTCGGTTTATTCTGAAACCTTCTCCCCAAAACTAGTAAACGTTGGAATTGGTTTTGACGAATATAACATTGTTTTCTTTAGAACTGTTAACGACGAGAAAAACATAATATCTATTGATTATTCTCCAGGCGTTGCATTTTATACTAATGACTTATCTACAGATACTAGTATAGGTAATGTTACCATGACTCAGTTTTACCAAGAAAACGTTCTTGACTTTGGTAACATATTGCTATCTGCTGCTAAAGAGGGCAAAATTTCAGCAGTCGACGGCATCACTCCTGACGCACCTACCCTAAATGATTCTAACTTTAAAGTAGTTATGGTCAATGATCATAAACTTGACCAATCAGAAGTTGAGAGCATTCGTAAAAAACAAGCTGATAAAGTAACTCTTCAATCAGAGATTAAAGAATTGGAAAAATCGATTAATGTCAAAAAGGAGGAACTGAACTCTAAACAATTCAATAGCCCAACAGAAAGACGAGCTGTTAAGAACGAACTAGACAGTTTAATTAGAGAAAGAACTATCAAATCTTCTCTCTATGCATCAATCGTCCAAGAACTTGCAGTTATTGCACAGGCAAAACCAGCTGCACTAGACGGTCCTAAGTATAGAATACGCGGATTCTTTGGCGTACCTAACCCCAAGCGTTCTCCTAAAACCGGTAACCAAGAAGTGATACAATTCATAACATATTACCGTTATGTTCGCCCAGACGGTAGTCAAGGAGATGTTAAACAATTCGACTTTACTGACCAAAATGGTCAAACGAAGAGAGGTACATATTCCAATCTTGTAGAATCTAAAAGTGAAATACGAAAAAAAGTATACAACATCGCAACTGGTAAATATGAGTGGGCCTCTGAAAACGTAGAAAACGCTGACTCAGTAAACATAAATCAGGTTGACATTCCTATCAGCAAAGGCGAAAAGGTAGAATTATTTGTTAAGAGTGTGTCAGAAGCTGGTTGGCCAGAAAACCCACTACTATCAGAACCATCGGCTACGATTACGATAGAATTTCCTATCGATTTATTTACAGAAGATGAGGCAAGTCTTGCTCTATCACAAGCAAGCAAGGAGATCGTGAATGTAGAGCTTGAGAATAACTTAGCAGCTAAAGGATTAGATATCCATTTATCATCTTCTTTTAATTCGCTAGAAAAGTACTACGCACACGACGCGGATGTGGTAGCCTCTAATTTTTATACACAAGAAGGGAAAGTAATATCTCTGTATGAAAAACTCCAAGAACTTCAAAAACGTATCGCTTCATTAGAAGATCGCCTCGATAAAGTGGCTGGGACACTTATGGTCTACATAATCGACCCAAGCAATAACAGCAAAATAGCTGTAAGTAACTCAACAGTAATCGATCTTTTTGCCGGTTACTACTTAGACTACGTAACATTGTTGCCTCCTAACGAGAGACGTGGAGCAATTGTGAATAGAGTATATCAGATCGCAATACAGAATAGCGAAGCAACGCCGCTACAATTAGTTTCAAGATTCCCAGGTGGGATAGGCGGCTCTTTACCGACATCTTTGACTACAGTACCGTCCTTTCTTCCTAACTCACCATATGACCCTAACATCTTGTTTCCAACGGTCAATGACAGCGATTTCACCGTATTTAGAAAATATGACCAGGTCCCAATAGTTCAAACTTCTATAAATGCAGAAGACACAAATAACTCAAACAAATTTGCTACTGCGTATTACCAAAGCGGACAGTCAACGGGGCAGTATGTATGGTCAAGGTATACTGACGTAGGATTAGTTAAGTCTTTATACAAAGAAGCTCCTACGAGAACCCTTTTACCCGACTTTACACCTGGTACCACTCAAGCGTGGATATGGGACGGGCAACCCATTTTGCCGGGCGGGATACCGCTAGGACCAGGTAGCGAAACTGTATTCTGCTTTCATACGGATCACCCTGACTTGTACCCGTCAACAACCTCTCTTGGCATTACATTTCAAGCGGCTAACTTACAATTACCTACAGTCAGCATAGATCCTTCTACCGGGTATGCTGTTGCGCCCGAAGCAGTTGGTGCATTCAGGCATGCGGCTTTGGTAAATTCAATGGCAAGCAATGGTGTGCCTTCTGCACAATTAAGCTATAGGCAATCTTTTTTACAAAATGTTGGGCCTGCTCCTTTTACTACGTCTTATGCTGTCACAAACCCTTCTGAGCTTCCTGACAAGTTTGGATTCTTATCTAATGACAGATTCTTGATAGGATCTAACACCGTAGGCTCTTATTTATTTCTTGGCCCAAGTGTGTTTAATCAATTAAACGTAAAAGGTATTGATGCTCGTTCGACGAAAACTGTTGAAATTGGAGATGAAAACGCAATCATCATACCTGTTGTCTTTCAGTACAGAATGGAAGATTACTATGGAACTTCGGGTGGCGCTGGTGCCGGCATAGTTGGTGGGTTTAACCCATCGGTTACTGTACCACCTAAAAACTTAACATATATTAGAAGAATCGGCGTTGACATATACGCACAAGACGAACCAGCATTTTCTTTTGACATTCAAGTATCGGCTGTCTATAAGAAATCTTCTTTAAGTCAAGTGATTGCTACTGCTACCCCAACGGTTAACAAACAATTACAAAACATTGTCTATACAAAAGAAACTATTAAAACTCTTCAGTCGTAATGCCAATAACACCAAATATACCATCTTTCTATAAGATAGATGTAGAGAGGGAGGTAGTTTTACAAGGTAAGACTACTACATTCATATCAATAATTAGGAATGATGCTACCCTGTTTGGTCCTATATTACCAAATGAAGACTTATACATAATAGGTTTTCCCCAGGCGTATACATTTGAGCAAAGAGCTGAGATCGTTGTAGACAGCACTGCGCCTTTGGTTTTTCCAGCTTTGACGCAAACCATTTCATTTTCTGATGTATCTCCACTAAATAATCAAACGCCTTCATTTAATCGCGTATCGGAAGAACTTGTTGTTAGAAACTGGTGGGACCTAGATCCGTCCTTAACCGTCGCAGACGCTCCTGTTAAAGTAATTTCATATGCACCCGGTGTAATAGTAGTTGAGACGTCATCAGGAACGCTTTTTTCGGCGCCTGTCCCAGTTTCCACTGTTTTAAAGTTAGGTGTGTTTGTAGAGCAAGACGGACAAAACTTTAAGATAAATGCAGCACCGGCTGACGACTTAGCAAGAGCTGACTACTCAGCTACTGACGCCAACGTTCTTTACACATACCAGATAACTTATCCAAACCCATTCGATGGAACTACCTGGTCTGGTAACTATGGAGATGAAACGGGATTCATAACAAGAAAGAAAGCATTTTGGACTAAAGTAGAACATCAAGGCATTACACCCACAAACGGAAACGAAGAAACTAACGGTGCTACTTTTCGAATAGACTATGACGGTGCAAATGACGCTCACTTAAAGATTAATTTTTTGATATTTAAGTCTGACGCTACTCCACCTCCCGAATCCGCTCCGTATGATCCGGTTAACTATCCTCAAAATGCATTTTTATCAACCCCGCCGTTTGGTTTTAAGTCAGGCGACGTCAGCGCCTCTGTTCCGTACAGTACTGATGCTGATTACCAGGAGATTCATATCTTTGGTTATCCGGACGATTATGCTAGACCTAGCAGAGATAACGCTGCGATAGATTACCCTATACTTGACCCGTTATACGATGATAGATCTTCTTATGGTTTACTTAAGACCAATCCTAAGCTTTCGGGAAACGTAAAACTTACAGTTGACTCAAAAGGTGATATTTGGTTAAACTCTTTTGATGCAAACCAAGAGCTATCAGAAGCTTCTTATAAAAAGTTTGCGGTTAACCCTAACTCCACATACCAAAAGAGTTTGTACGATTTCTTTAAGAAAGGACAAACTCCCGCAGACATTGTTTTTGACCTACATGAATACGATGACCAGTACTTAAACACAAAACAATCATATTCACAGCAGTTTGATAACTTTTACAATTACGGTGTAGAGCAACTTAAGAGCAAGTTTTACGATGAAAACTTTACCTTCTTAGCACCTATCTGGTTAAGAAAGAATCTACCAGACTATTTTGTAATTTTAAGAGTTGATCACCCAATTAACCCTGATACTTATATCCCGTGGGTTAATTTAGAGACTACTATAAAAGATTATATGAGTGGAGCAAGAATCGTAAAAACTTTTGATTTGCGCTCTTCTTCTAAAATAGGTACTTACATTCGTAACTTGGTAAACGATCCTCGTTGGAAAGAAAGACCGCTCGAATTTAGCTGGGACTCTAGTACTCCCACATATTGGTCTGGTGCGGTTTACACAGAGGGTACACTTTCAGCAAAAGGAGAACTTATACATGACTACATAGAACAAGACAGGTTAATTAAAGAATTTGAAGACTTCGTAACAGGAGGTTTTCAAAGAAATAATATCATTAGTACAAACTTGCTCAACTTGGAGTTTTTGTTTGATGATGAAGAAGCACCGCTATACAGCATTAATCGTTACATTGGTTTTTATGTAACAGAAAATCAATTGGCGGAATTCGAAATTGAACCCACAGTTCTTGGAAAGATTAGCGGTCAGACGCCACTTCCAAAACCTGAGGTAGACGGGCAGCCTTATAGCATTAAACCTTTTGTACAAACAAACGCAAACGGTATTCAAATACCTGTTCATTACTATCACAATACAGCATTTGTGAATAACACCTCGATAGTCCCTTCTTATCAAGGGGAGGTGCTTGGCAAGTTTCCTCTTCCTGCAATGGTGGATGATCCTCTTAGACTATTTTATGTAAGAGACCGAGATAACATATTTAAGAAAGTAAGAAAACTCACAGAGGTCGATTACGGTAGTCCGCTGTCTCCAGATTATGTTAGAGCAACTCAGCTTGAATTGTTTGACACACAAGAAAATATAAGCTCTTATGGTGGAGTTGCAGACATTGTTTCACAATTTCCCGCAACCCTTCTTGATAGCGGGCATGCGCAACTAAGATTGCATTTACTAGATCAATTTGGTACAGGATGTATAGCTAACGACGAAGAACTAATCTTTGAAGTTAAGAATTACAACAACCCGGACAGCTCATATACTTATTATACACAAGTCACAAACTTTGTAGCAGGGACTTCTTTAACTTTAGCGTATTTCATAGATCAGAACGTGATTCAGACAACTGCGCCTTTTACCCAATTGGCACCAGGTTTGGACGTAACGATATCAGTAACTACTACGGCTAATCTGGTTGTAGGTCAAAGTCTTTACATAGTACAAGGCGGTTATTATTCAGTAACGGCAATTCCGACTGCTTCCACCGTCACAATTAAGAATTTAGGGAATCCTGGAAATGCCGCACCAGCTACAGTTATAGTAGCTGGTAAATTGGCCGGAAGCGCGCTGGGTGGTATCGCAACATACAACTTAAACCCTCTTGATACATACCTATCAATCGACAACTATGTGAAACTTAATCTTGTAGATTTTTCCACAGGATACTCACTTTACGATGCTTGGCGCATTGAATTAGATGCCCCGAGTATTCAAAAATTTATCTTAAACGGCACTAACGAAGTGGACGCAGAATACACACCCCAGTATCAGCAGTTTCGTTGGAGGCTGCAAGCAAACGGTTTAGGACTTCAGCCGGGTGATGCTTGGGACTATCCTTTACTTGACCCAAATGGAGTTGATTATGTTTCCAATTTTAGTAACGAAGGAAGACTTGACCAGGTAGCAAAAGCAATAGTAAAGTGTGTAAATTCATTCGGGAATTTACCAGTACAAGCATGGTCAGACGGAACTGAAGTATACATGAGATCCAATCTTTTGCACGAAGAAGGCAACTCTATTCAGTTTAAGCGAGTATTGCAAGGTAATAGCTACTATGCAAATGTTGGTTTTTATGAAGTAGGAAACGTTGATAGAGGGAATGAATTAAAAGTACAAACCTTACAAATTACTCCTACAACAACTTCGGATACCTATGATATTGAAGCAAAAGTACTGCAAGAACCTGACCAAATAACCAACACGTCATATTTTGTGCAAGTAACGCGCGATAACTTCTCTACTAACATTCTTATTCGCTTAGGCATAAATGCTAGTACGTGGGCTCTTGCAACATCAACCGGTACGCCATTCATTTTTAACATTCCTACTAAAGACGAGTTCTTTGTTGACAATTCTATACCAATTACATTTAATCTTAAGAAAATACCTATAGGAACAACAGGTCAGTTTATTTATACACAAACTTCTTCATCAGAGGTTCAGCAATACTTTGTAGGAGGGCAAAAACGTTTAAGAAACCGCGCCAGAATTGAATTTCTAAACGGACAAAATTACTACCAAAACAAAAAAGTAATCAGAAAAGGAAACACAACCAGTGGTTCGCCAATAGTTACTATAGACTCGACTGGTTTATATGTAGGGAATCCAATCATTGGTAGTGGTATACCTAACGGCGCAAAAATTATTGATGTTAACGTTGGAAGTGTCGTGATGAACGTGAACTCGACCGAAACAGCGTCAGGCGTAAAAATTACAGCCGGGGAACTAAGTATTCTAAATGATAACAAAATTAACCAACAGTGGTACCAATCGCTAAAAAGCGTTTTCAGCAGAATGAAAGGGTGGGAGGTTCAGGGCAAGTATGTTTATTCTTTACCATATCTTGACCAACCTACATATGATGCAGAAAATTATTTGTCAGGTTTTAAGAACTATAAGGACTATTCAATTATTCAGCTAGACAAGTATGACCAAGAGTTTTATTATTCAAATGATAATAGAATAGTTGCTTACAAAGTTTATAGACCAACTTTTGGAATCTTCTCAATCTTTCCAATCAAAGAATTTGACTTTGACTTTTTATTTTCTGAGTATTCTTATACACCAACTTTGGAGATACTGAAATACTTCTTTAGTGAAGAAGCTCTTGATAACGAATACATAGAACTTGACCTCTTTAATAACTACAAAGTAGAACAGTTTAACGGCGCCGGATCTGCGGATACTTCTTCTTTTGATTTAGATGTTGAGGCATACGATGTAGAAACTGATATATGGACAATGGTGGAGTCTTTACAAAACGTATCCGGTAGTTCGGAATTTTTGTTTAACACATTTTATCCTTTATATGACTATGACATGGTGTCAGGCCAACCCGATGGCTATCCTTACTTGGCTCCGGATCCGACTAACGCCAACACTTCACTGGAAGTCCAATCTAGAGCAGCTGGTTTTAGAAATTTTGATAGAAGATACCTGGTAAAACTTGACCCAGACACTAATGAGTCAGTTGTGTTTTATCCCGAAAAGTTTCGTGTTAAATATAGACAAACAGGTGTATCAACAGCAGAAAAAATAGTTATCACCAACTATAACTATGAAAACGATAAAGACGTTAAGCTGTTCAATGGCTTTGCGGGTATACAAGACATAACAAGTCTAAATGACGCGCAGACTATTGAAAACTTAAAGCAAAACGGGCAGTTTATAGAAGCGCTTACTTATCAGCTATTGCTATCAGAATATGATCGATTAAGAGAGAACTTTACCAAAGATTGGGCTGTTAGGTCAAAAACTGTGCCATACATTAACAAGTGGGTGCAAGAAGGGACTGATGCACGAGATAATTACTATAGACTAGATACATCTTTAGGCTTTGGTTTAAGCAATCTTTCACCAAGTTCTGTTGTAGATTTTGCTGAACCTTCTGTACTAACGCATGAATTTCCATATCTTGATGCAATACCACAAGATTACCCAAAAGAAAGTCTCGAATCTTCTAGATCTTACTTCTTTGAAAAACTAGACACTACTGTCTGGAGAGGTAGAACCTGGTATGACTTAATTACAAGTAACGTTGAAAATGATTGGTTCTCCAAATACTTTTCCTTGGGATACCCATCTGAAGCATTTTTTGGTGGAAATAAGATACCAAAATCACGCGATGAAAGATATACTTTCTTTATTTACAACACCGGAACAGGAAAGTCGCAAACTTTGTTTAGAGGTGCAAAGATTGAAATAACTCAGTATGAAGCTGGACCTAACATAACTACCTCACTTTCTACACCTATACCGAATAGCACAGATTTTGAAGGATATAAGTTTTCAGCTATTGCTAGATTCTTACCGTATGAACCTTTTACGATTGAGAAGCCGGTTGATATTGAAGTTCTAAAAAATGATAAGTTTAAGACTATCACAATGATCTTTTCAATTAAAGTAAAAGATTATAGAACACAAAGTGGGCACATAGATTATGCGCTACAGTATTTTGCGAACGATGTTCTTAAAAATTCAAATCAAAATCAATTAAAGTATGATTTAGCGGTTGGGACGCTATCTAGCTCTATGTTAAGAAACTTTTTGCCTTATGATGGTACGTATACCACTTACCTAAATCCTTACACCCCTAATGCGGTAATGAGGCCAAGACAAGGGTTTTTAGGCGGAGGCTATATTCAACTGGGTGACAAAAAAATTGGCGGTTTAGTTGATTACACTCCCACCGTTTCACCTGAGTGGAATGCACCTATCCCTCCAGGGCAAAACACAAAGGCTCAGTTGTTTATGAACTTTAATAGTGTTGATCCTGTGACATACCAATTTAGTCTATTAAATGAAATTACCACTATAAATAATGATTACCGAGTACCTGATTCTCCTTACCCTTTTATACAGGACACATCTCTTACCGGTTCCATCTGGGCAAAAGAATTTGGGTATGATGGGTATGAATTTAACATACACTCAGTTTTGTATAAACAGAATTCTAGCAGTGAAATCTATACATTTTGGAATTTCTTAGATAGCCAAGACAGGGTAGACATTCTTACACTTAGCAGTATCTCTATCGGAAGTGCTAAAAAGTATAGCAGATTTAGAACAAACATTACTTCCACAGGTGTTCTGCTTCAATCAGCGCTTGCGAGCCCTGCTCCTACAACCATACCTGGTAGTGTTCCGTCTAATTCAGAAGTAAACGAAACATACTTTGTGAACGGTGGAACTGACGGTTTTCAGTCTATTAAAAACTACATAACCTTTGGAAACATACAGTCATTAATAAACACCGATAGCACTCTTATCGAATACTATAACGTTACAGACAGCGGCAAGGTACTTGCCTATGACTATCGATTAAACATAATTAACCCGGACACGCTGGTTAAAACAAATGTTCTAAACACTGCAACAGATGAAGACAAGCCGATAGAATATCAATCAACCAGCATAATAGGCTATAACATCGTAGATACTAACGGACAAGAATTTATCACACGTCACCGCGGGTATTATGAACCAAAGACACGAGACATACTGTCATTCTGGGTTAGAGAAGATGATAGTTTCTCCAGTCACTTTGAGCTTGACTTTTTATTATCGAATACTCACATAAATGCAAAGTCATCTTTGTCAGGTCTTGTGAGAAACTACGGCATCAACAAAGTTTCTACCGGTGGAGAGGTAATGGTAATAAGTACAGGTTCTTCTTACAAGAGCTTATATCCACTGGTGGGAGAAGTCTCTGTTACTAACAAGGATTTTAATGCTTTTACAAGTTCTTGGGACAAAGATTTTTACAGAAACTATCAAACTACCAATGACTTTACGGAAGTTTATGGGATTGCTGAAATGCAAGAGACAAAAGCATTCTTAGCATCTAAAGCCATGAACGTGCCAAAAAAATTCGACTTGCACGAGTACATAGATGGTGTAGAGTATACCTTCGAACTTGTTCAACCAGCAGCTGCTATTGGAGTAGACGCTCTTTCTTCTAATAACTCTGCAGTTCAGCAAGGAATGCCGTATTCAAACAGGCCTAAGGTAATAATAACAGTTAACATAGAAGAAAAGTTAAGAAGAGAATTACTTGCAGGTATCGACAACCCTAACAATGTAGATGAATTCACAAGATTGACCACTTTAGGAATCAGTGAATTAACATCATTATCAACCGAGGAATTACTTAATCTTAAAACTCAGTACATCAATAAGAATATAATCAACATCTACCAAGTTACCGACGTAACTTTGTATTCTTTGCAACAGCAAGGAGTAGAACTTGTGAATGGCGATCTTACAGAAGTAGAAAAATTTAGAAACGGCTATAGAGTAGACAAAGATTGTGTTGTGACTAAGTTATCCGACTTTAAATTCCAGTTAACCAAGACATTGAATCCTGCGGTGCCAGTAGGATTCACCTTCTCGGCAACTGTTAAAAGAATATGATGATATATACATAAAGAATAAAAACTAAGCAGGAATGTTAACAATCCAACAGATATTAGAAAGCGATAGTATTTCGTCACTTGTAGCAAAACTAAACGCAAATTTCCAAACGATAGCCGCATCAAATGGCGGACCGCAAGGTATTCGCGGCGCGCAAGGAATCCCAGGATTGCCTGGAAAACTTGGACCAACAGGACCGACTGGTGCTACCGGCCCAACAGGAACTATCTTGGGGATCATTCCTTTTGCTTGTATACCTGGTACAGGACCTACTGCTATTGGGCCTTCCGGTACAATCGTTACTCCATACGGAACCGTTGGTCCTTGGCCTCAATCTTCATGGCAGTGGTTACAATACTATCATGTTACAGGAGCTCAAGGAGATATTTTTATAGATCACGCCAACGACGGTTACTGGCAGTACTTAAATGCACCAGATGTGCAAGGTGCGTGTGACGGAGCCGGTGGTTATACATCAGGCGGTTACTATTCTTATCAAGGAACTGGCGCAGCATACCCTTACTTGGGTTCTACAGGAGGATGGGCAGGTGCTGGTTGGTATTTTTACCCAGTCCCAGAAAGCGTGGATTCCTCTACGGTTTGGATCAGCGATAACACAACCTATTTAGCAACATCTCCAACGGGGCCTTATGCACAAGGGCCTTATGAAGATACAAATACTTCACCGCTAACTGTTAAAAATGCAAGGCTCCTGTCAAAATACGGAACTATTTGGGTAAGTAGCGGTAGTGATGAAAACAACCCCGCTTCTTATGAAGATAGCGACTTAAATACACCAACTATTGGAGAGTGGGGGCATGATCCCGCTGGTTTACTTTATCCTAACCCAGGAAGAGTAAATAGCGGTATTGATCGCTTGCTTTTCAAGATGTCGTTGGACGGCCTTCCTTACCTGTCAAATATAACCGCAAGAGGATATACTGGAGTTATTGGTCCTGATGCAGGCAACCCGTTCCCAATGCAGCCAAACAGTATTTACCCGGACGATAGTGGTACTCAGATGCTGGGTGCATCTTACTGGGCAAATCCTGCATATGACGTATCTTTTGAAAAATACACACCCTTGCTCTTTTTATCAGAAAGAAGGCTTGAGGATGCAGACCCAGATATAAAATTCAGTTCGCTGGGGATCTATATGTTTACCGCAGTGGGGGAAGGCGCCGAAGACAACCAGAACAAGAGCATATTCTTGTTCTCAACTCGCTATTCTCCAGACCCAACACAGATGTACGATCCGCTATTCACACCACCATTGGATTCTGTTGATACTGAAAACTGGGGAGAGCTTATGCTTGATTTTAGAAGAATAACTGCATCAAACCAATACGTATGTTCTGTTCCAGCGGACCTACGTCTATCAAGCGATTACATTGGTGACTATTCTGGTAATTCTACATATGATGAAAGTAATAGCGATAATGTAGATAACTTAGATTTTGCATACAGAACATACCAAGGCTACATAAGTTCAATTAACGGAAAGACGTTAACGGGCGAAGGACAATACGCAGCATATTGGGAATATGGTTTAGGTGATGGTGTGCCCGGTGGAGCTGGTGGTTACACAGGAGGTATACACGATGCAGCTTCAGGTACTGCTGGTATGAGTACTCGTAAATCTTGGTACGGATCTTCGGTTTTGGATAGTGATCCGAGCGATTGGACAAACACACAAGCTGCTATCGATCAATATAACTTAATCAGGGTCGCTGGTATGATGGAACGTGGGAGAAGATTTAAAGATGAAGAAGATAAAACTCATTTCTTATCTGAACTTATATTCTACACTTCTCAATTCAGAACCCCTACTATCGATTTAGAGTATGAAGCAGGTTTAACAAACTCACAAGTTGACCCAACTATAAATGCTCACAAAAGTTTACCCTCTCTATATGTATCACCTTATCGCAACATCGGTATAGGTACTTTCGTAGGAGACGCTGACGCTGTTAATGACTTAGGCCCGCTTGAACCTGCTGCGCGACTACATGTACACGCTAAAGAAAACTTAAGAGAAAACGATCCAACTTTTACCTGGAATGATTTAGGTGTAGGTACAGGTTTAAGCTCATACTTGCCTAACGAAACTTTTACAGTTGCAGCATTTAGTGGAGACTTTGGGGCTTCAAATAATCAATATAACACAGACATCCTGATAGGTAATCTAAGATCACAAAGCGTAGAATATGTCAACCCTGCTACTTCTTATGCATCAGGTGATGTAGTTAACCACATGCAAGAGCAAGCCGGATCGACAGGGTATAACTTTTTAAGAAACGCGATTCGTACAGAATCTTGGAGAGGCAGCGATACATATGTAAATACTTTGAGATTTGGTGCGCAACCTGGTGTGATTTACACTGGCGCAGATCCAGTAAAGAATCCTATCGGTAAAAATAGTTTGGGATCATACAAAAATGAGTTCCAATTAACTATACACCCTCTCACAACTGACAGCACTTCTACTGAACTAGAAGATTCTAACCGTTCGATTAGTGGTGTAGGTATTCATAACTTATATCCTAGAACTCGTTTACACATATACGGTAAAAATGCATATAATGAAGCAGAATTTGGTGAAGAACTATGGACGCCTGGCTATACTATAGCTGGCGGAAGCGCAACTGGTATTTCTGGAACATACCCCTTCTATGGAAGTACTGCACAAAATTCTCCATCAACCAGCCAAGTAGCTATTGATTACATAGGAGATACTTACAGATACCCAGTGGGAATATACGATTACCAATACTTTACTATTGGTTTAACAGCAAGTACATCAAGTTCTTCTCTCGTTTCTATTTCACCCAATGCTGCGGTATATCCTACAAGAGAATCTCTTTCCCCGACACGTACATTTGCTCCTTGGCCAGCAGGAGCAGCATCAAATGAAGCTTGGCCATCAACCAATCCTGCTGTCACGGTAAACGGTGCTTACAGACACGGAGGAACAGCTAATGCTTGGTGGGAAGCGGCTTCTTACATTGGGTTTAACATTTTCAGAGACGTTTCTGCAGCAGACGGAAACAATAACGGAGATAATCGTGACACAACTCGCTGGGTTTTAGGAACTGACGGCGATAACGATTATGAACGCGGAAATAACGGTGCTGCTGCAATCATATCTTCACCGTACGGAGAAATTGGTTTGGTTACGATTCCAAGAGGGCGCGACGGTGGTTATGCTTATGAACAGTGGGAGCAACGCGGACTAGGAACACGAGATGTTCTTAACCAAATGAAAATTGTTTTTGATAGAAACGGTAACATTGCCGTTGGTAACGCTGCAGGATGGGATCTTGACGCGTACCCATCATTAGACAGATTCACTGACACCGGTTACTTGCGATACACCCCAGCAACTTCAAAAGAAACCAACCCAGGTACTACCGCGGGCGCTGGTACATCTTATGCATACGCGTACTACAGCGGAACTGGTGCTTATGGCTTAATTGACTATGGGGTATCTTACCCCGAAACTCCAGCCGACTCTCCAGCTGCTAAGATAAACGCAAATGCAACGGAAAAAGAATACATAAGATTGGAAGTTGCTGCTGAAAAGGCTTGGAGTAGAAATGGCCGTTCTATTGCTCAAAATGGATACGGATATCCGCCTAACGCAACTCTATTAGTAGCAACGCCAATAAACTACATTAAGTTTACTGCACCAATAACAGGAATAACTTCATGGCAATTAACAACAGATGATGAAGGGCGAATAGTTGATTCAAGAATAACTTTTACAAAGTCTGGGACTGTAACATCCACCAATTTTGCGGTAATTGTGTACCCTCACCCAACCGAGTTCAATAACGGTGGCCCTCAGACATACCCAGGCTATACTGCCCCAGCTGGCGCTCTTGCTGCAGAGTGGAGCGGAATGAATAGAGATAGCGGATCGGTTAAAGGCATTACTATGGTTTTAGGGGCTACTATTGCTATCTTAATTAATACAGCAGATGAACGTGGAGACGCCAACTTAAGATTAAATAACTTTGTTTATGGAGAAGGCTTTGGGATTTCAGGCCAAGGCGCAACAGGTGGTGCTTTACCGGGCGGTCTTGGAAACTATTCTTATGAAAAAGTTAAAGAGCATAGACAAAAATCTCCTAAGTTAATCTTTACTTTCCTAGAAAAGAATCCTGATTCTAGCAGACCCGGGTCATTAACAGAACCGTACAAAAAGGTAAATACAGTTGTGCAATCTGCCCAAAATGAATCACCTCTTCGCGAGTACTTCATACCTAAGAGCGATAACACCGGCGGAACATTCATGGTGTTTACCGATCATATGGGTAGCAAAGAACATGAAGATGGCATAGATAGACAACTAACAAGCGGGACCGGTTACACAGGAGGAAACGGCGGAGGAGGAACAACCGGTGGAAATACCGCAACTGGAAATATAGAAAAACTAATCCTAACTCAGGTGGTTACTGCTGAAATGGTTTACGGTAGAACAGGTGCATCATCGCCATATATCACAAGTCTTGCGGGTGTTACAGCTGGTTTATCGGGAGGTGAAGTGAGCGAAGATAACCCTAAAGCTCTAAATTATGTCTTATACTATAACAAATATCAAAAAAATAGAGGAGCTATAGGAAATCCAGCTTCCG